ACTCCAATCCCAACCAGCTCCGCTAGTAGTAGGAATAGCACGAATCTGAGTTTCTAGATGAGCGGCAAGAGCATCCCCAAAATAAGTACCTGAAGTAAGTGTAACATAATATGGAGTTGTTCCGCCATCAAGCCTAATTCCTAGGGTCTTGTTGCCATTTACAACGACAAAAGGACCACTTACAATTGAGCCTTTAGCCCACCCAACTTTAAAATGTTGAACATAAATGTCTTGAATAGAAGTTAAAGCTGTGTTGTTACTGTAGGCGGTTGTAGAAAAAGATGCAACCCACTTTTCATCACCACGAGCATCCGTAGGGATTATTGTGGTTTGATCTACCGTCACAGTTTTGTAATTATCGGGATAATTGTCTAAATCCCTTACGGTAACATTAGTAGCCATTTAAACTCCTCCTAATAATAAAAATAGTTTTGACCATAAAGCGTGTAATAAGTACAATTGGGATCAACGCAAAGCCATCCATGCTTGCTCCCACGTGAATGTTTAATCATAATACCACTTGTCGAAGTATGAGCACTCTGAGCTCCCACAACAACTTCTTTAGATTCCCAGTAATTTGGGTCTGTTTTGTCTGTAATTCTAACATAATGAAAATTAGATTCTATTGCATATGGGCATTGAATATTATAGTAATGAAAATCTTGAATATTTACCCACGGAAAAATTAATTGCACCGTATCAATATCTACCGTATCTTCAATGCACACCCCCACCTCATACTGAGCTAAATTACCACTAATAGTGGTTCCATACTTTTCCGCCCATGCAACTTCGCATTTAGCTATTGGATTACGTGGCATTAGCTCCTCCAAAAATCATAACGTTCACCATCATATTTAATCAAATAGGACGGGTACGTCAAATACATTTGATGTTTTTCATTCTCGTGATTAGTCGTATCAACTAGAATAAAATCATCGTTATTAAATTTAGGCACACAGTTAACATCTCTATTAATTAGGACAACGTTGTTCAAATTTATTCTGTCTATAACCCTATTAACACCATCCCAAGAAAACAAAGCAATATAATAATAAGGAGTAAAAACCTTGTATTGATTACCGAAATCTAAATACATGGTGTCTTTTGGATTCATGTCTTCCACTTCTTGAATGACTGGGCCACTTAAATAGCATCGATCTAATTTAGCTATTCCATCCTGTTCATAAATAGCTCGACTCCAATGAATCTCAAGCCGAAATTTGTCAGCGATTCTAAATTCCATATTATCTCCTTATGATGTATAAATAGGCTGCAATGGGATTGTAGCGCTGGATTGCCCTGTTTGTCCTGCAGCTTCCAATAAACCACCACCTACTCTGTCAATCATGCCTAAATAAGTTATGTTAGTTTCTCCCTGCCCAGGAAACCCGGCAGATACACTTCCCTGCTCACCGCTTACTACTTGGCCTGTTCCTGGCTCAGCAACAAATCTAACACCTAAATCCGTTGTTCCATTTCCAATATTACCTGAACGACTTCCTTCGGTTCGGCCTTGCAAAACGTAGGAGGGAATAGGTACTCTAATAAAAGGACTTGCTACACCACTATCTATCCATTTTTGAAATGACCAGCTCTCCGTTCCAAACCCCAAAGGATCGCCTTTAGAATAGCTATAACTGGAAAGAAACATAGTTGTGTAGTTAATGTTAACTGGTGACCCTCCGCAAGCCGATGCCGAAATAATTATTTGCTTATTAGCAGAACTATCCGTACAATTAATCGAAGGAACTAGTGGTATAACTGGAATTACTCCGGCATAAGTAGTTACACTTACATTTATAGTAGCTCCTACTTGCGTTCTGTAAGGATCCCAACTACCTAACTGCCATAGTCTAGTAGGTTGGCGATCAATATTCCAATTTATAGATTGAAAACCGTTTGTTGCGCCACCTACATTGACTTGGGTCATGCTTCCCAAAATTATAGCCATTTTATTGCCCTCCTACAGGCGCTTTTGCCTTGCAATTCAAATAATTTGCGTAATCACATGTATATCGCGTTGGACACTCTGGACAATTACTACGCTTAAAAACTTCTAATCTAGCAACTACTTGATGTGGCTTCAAATATCTATAACCGCCCATAACATCTAATGGGTCTCTAACATTTTTAGATTGAGTTCTTCCACAATTACATCCCATTAATAACCCACACCCTCCATTTGGACAGACCACTGCGTCCAATCACCCCCCACTAGAGACTCTGCTGAAGCAGACATGGTAATTAAATCAAATAGAGTTTGACCCCAAGTTCTATTGGTATAATTTTCAACCTTATACATCAGGTTATCATTTCTTAGTATTGTAAGCGATACAGATGCTTTGCCAGTGGCGTCAAAGCTTATTGATAAAGATCCGCAATCTATAAACTCAATTAGTTCTTTAGCCATTAATATACCCCCAAAACTGATTCAGGATAAAAATGAGTTCTGCTCACCATTTTACCTGAAAAGATATGGTCGCCGTCTGACGATAAATAAGGCAGTCTTTGAAAATTAGCACTAATGTAATTTCCATCAACACTAGCACCAGTAAAATCATATGTATCAGGTAATTGGGTGCTTCCTTCATATGAAGTAACATCGTTTTCATCTACACCGAATGTTTGTACAAAAAAATTACTAGAGCTTATAGGCATAGCTCCGGATGATCTTAATTTATATGATTGAGTGACATGGGTGATTCCATTAGGAGTGGCCATTTATCAACCTCCCGAATAAGAAAATAAAAATGAATACGATACTGTGGGAACTTCTGGTGGATTATAAGTCCAAGAAAAGTTCGTTAAGTACAGTGCGGAACCCCCAGGCAAAAGCGTATGACCAGGGGTATTTAAAAAAGTTACCACAGTGGGGTGAGCTCCACTATTAGCATCTATCGGAATAAGAACTGGGTTGCCAGCCTTTCCTGTATATCTAAAATCATATCCATCATAGTGAGAATTCATAAAATATGGAGTATGAGGACCACTAGAAGCTGAAGCATTAAAAGATGTATAAGGATCTTTATTTATGTAAGCCATGGAGATCTTGTTTGTTACTTGGCCTTCCTGAAACGCCTTTTCCCTTCCTCTCGGGATAAATCTCATAATTATTTTACCAACTTCTGTGTCACAATCCACATGCTGTTCCCACTCAAAACTGACACTTGCATTAGCAGCACATGGTAATGTTTCGGCAATTAAAGGATCATAAGCTGTGAGAGACAAATCTCCATAAGTAGGCCCATGCGCAATAAGAGAATCGCCAACCTTCACCACATTTGCGTTAGAGCGCAAACTCGCAGAAATAACGCCCAACCCCGCAACTATAGGAAAGTTGGCTACAATGTCGCATTGGCATGTTCTAAAAGTAGGGGTTAAAGAAGCCATTAAGTCTCCTCTGGATGATCGACATCGGCGTAATAAGTAGCAAAAGCTGGGCCACCCATATACACACTAGCATGATCATGAACTTGCATAGCAGCAATCACAATATAAAATTTAGCTACTTGAATACCGTCTGAAAGATATTCAATTATTTGCTTACCGCTTTTTTCTTGCTTGTAATAAATATAGCCATCATCGTATGTAAGATTGGCGAAATTTACAAACTTACCTAAAGTTTTATTAACTACTGTAAAATTTAATGCCGAATATTCAGTTTTAGGTAAATCAGTCGAGTAGCTCGGCCAAGCCCCAGTCTTTTCATCACGTATAAAAGGCGGATAGCCTACTGGTCTATTTATTCGAATGGTATCTCCTACAGTTGCTGTAAAAGTCGTTATATTTTGAGTACTGGGTTGAAAAGTAGTCGCTGTAGGCGTTGTCTTAGTAGCAGCCATTATGGCACCACCTTTGTAGCCGATAATCCACCTCTATCTTGAAAAGGCCCACCTCGTTTGAGTTCAGGAAAAGCTGGATCAACTGGAACATAATATGTGGATGACAACCCTACAAGTCCGGTGCGTGGCTGAAAAACTTTAAGAGGTAGCCTTTTTCTCATAGGAGTATTTTGTTTGGAAATAGAATTAATTACACCCCATCTTTCCGGAGGAGTAGCACCATCTCTGTAAGTTGTTAATCTTCTATTAATTTTTTGACCTTCCATAATAAACATATTATCTTTACCACTAATATTGAGCATCACCAATCTGGCATCTGTTCTAACAGGATTGGCAGTGCAGCTATGAATAACCCCAGTAAAAATAGTAGGAAGACTGCCTTCACCAGCTTTGATAACTACTTTTGCTTCACCAACCTTCAATTGTGAAACCTTTTGATAGTCTACTTTTACACTCGCACTAAAAGTAGCTGAAGCTTGTCCCCTAGCTCTATGAATACTAAACGATTCTATATTGGGGGTTTCGATCTTCAGTCCACCAATCCATATTTCTGCCCTAATTATTTGTTTTTCAAAAGAAGTCATGATCTCCTCTATATACTTATTGGATTATTATAAAGCGTAACTTTAACTACATCACCAATTTCTAGCATGTCAGGTATAGCATTAACACACTCCAGCATTCCTATTCTTTCTAGCCATACAGAAGCGCGGGAATTAGACCAATGTACTTCCCTAACTACTCCTTCTACCTGCACACGCTCAGTTTTATTTTGATAAATAGATTGATCCCATCCACCGAATCCTTGCCAAATCGGACCAGCATTCACAGTAATTAAATATTGACTAGAATCTTGGTACGAATAATCGATGCTGTTAATAATTTGTTGGTTGCTACCAGAACCTTTCATAATTCTTCCTAAAATTGGGTTTGCGTTTGGTTTACAAACATAAGTTGTCGTATTAATTACTTGTTTTTGTAATGAATAAATAAAAGAAGCGGCATTCATTAACTCCTGGCAAGGTTCCCAAGAATTTTTTTCGCATGCTATAAATGGTAATGTTAAATGAACATCACCGTTTTCTAAAGCATCCATAGCTTTTTGATAATTAGACGTTGTTAAATTCTGTACAGATCCATAGCTATAATCTGGAATAGTTTCTCTTGGGTCGAGCATAGTTGTATTACCCTTGTTGCAAATAGCTATTGGCCTAGGCAAATCTTTTTGAATGATTGGATGCAACTTAATTGAAACTCGATTCAAATTATCAACAGTTACTGTATTATTAAAATCCTTAAAATGCACACAAGGAGCTTCCCAATCATAAACTACAAAAATTTTACCTTTGTTTTTGAGCATACCATATCCGGTAGTTCCTTCACCGGTAGGAAAAATGACTACATCAGTAAATGTATCATTATCACCAGGCGCTACGCGAGTTATATTATCTCTCAAAAACCCTTCACCTTTTAAAATATCCCACCAACTAGTAAATTTAGTTCCCTCTGGAGAAGTTGGAGGAGTTCCTGGAGTAGGACCATTCACACAACTAGGACTAAGTCGTATTTTTGGCAGTCTTTCTACTTTATCAGTTCCCGTAGGAACACCATCAAATCTTTTTCTGATATTAGGATTAAGACTACATAAAAATATTATTTTATAAAGATTTGTCGTATCTTTTTTAACTACTACATAATCCTCTCCCTCTACTAATCTAATAGGTTCATGCGCAATAGTGTCTATATCCACCACAAAATCATAGTCACCCTTTTTTATATTTCCAGTCACAGTATCTAAAGTCTCGTCTAATTGAAGAACTTTTATATTAAACCCATACAAAATGACTTCTTTAACTCCATTAAATCTCGCACAATCACTCATAGGTAAATCTATACCTAAATTCGGGTCTGTAGTATTTACGTCTTGCCAAGATTGGCATATTGGTGTAACATACGTACCTGCTGGCGTCCATTGTCTATTAAATAACTTACCAAAATTATTTATTTTATGATAATAAGGTGACCTAGCTTCAAAAGTAACTTCCGTAGAAGACTGATTAAACCACGGAATATTTACATCATAAATCCATTCCAAAACTTCTTCAAATTCTTTAGTCTTGTATACCGCATTGTTTCCAGTAGTCATTTTTTCTGCATCAGTAAGTCCTGGATCACCATAAACAATATACCCTTCTTGAAAATATTTACAAGCTTCAACATCCATCATGTCACCTAAACAATATTTTAATGGATAAGTAGATTGTGGATCAGTGGTAGGAGCTTTGCCATCCAATATGGGATCGTATTTTGGGTCTCCGACTTTTTTCATTTCAAGAGAAAAATATGTTTTAGCCATCTCAAAAATATCATAAGTACCACGCGTAAATTTTTTAAGCGGCGGGTCGTATCCTTCAATAATGACATTTTCACATTTCTGACTATAATTAGCACTATCAGTGCTATATAAAACATCGCTGCTTATACCAGCACCGCTCTCCCCTATTGGATAAAAATCAACTTTGCCATTTTCATTCATATAGCACTCTACAAATCTTCTATTAGTTAATTCAGTGGCTAAAGATAGCTGAATCATTTGATACGGTTCGCGATTTTGGATATCATACCCAGGCAAATACCCACCAATATTCGTATTCTCATCAGCCAATGGTAACTTAAAAATGTTCTTTATAATATGCACAGCTAAAGAAGTCCCAGGATTCTGTGGAACTGATGGAAAATCGCTATCAAATTGATTTTCTTCCATCAACCAGCGCTCTGCTGCAGCATTAATACCAGTAGCCTTATCCCATGCATAAAAAATTTGAGTTCCGGCTGTAGTGTTATAAGAGTACATTATTTTATCAAGCTCACCCTGTTACTTAACGAAGTTACTTTATCATAAACCTTATCAGTTTCGTTTATAGCATTGTTTAAAGTCGACTGAAGCATAGAAATATTGGATTTCATAGGAGCCAATTCATTTTGTGTAATTTCGGCTATAGCATCCGTCAATTTAGACTCTAATTCAGACTTTCGTTCGCTCTCCTCGACTAATTTAGAACTCTCTAATATGGTAATTCTTTTATCCCCATCCACAATCTTTGAATCAAACTGTTTTAACTCTGTTTTAACCGTGTCTATGAAAGTATCAATCTTTCCCTTAGCTCCATCTGCTCCAACATTACCGATTACATTCTTTAAATCCTCTAAATTACCTATTTCCAATTTAGGCAATTCTTCAGAAGTAGGAATATTGAAATTAATGTTGATGTTTTCCATTCTAGATACTATTGGCTCAAGTGCGGTAGTTATGGCATCACTAATTTGCGTACCTATGTCAGCCATATCAGCTGTATCTATAACATTTCCAACCTGACCGCCTTGATTGAATTTAGCCGGAATAACCGCCTCACCTTTATGTAACATAGCTAATTGAGTATTAGGAACATAAGACGTGCCTTGAGCGTAGGATGCCGGACCATATTTATGTATGCTATCTCCTACATTACTTAATACCCACTGGCCTTTATCGTCTCTAAAAGCAAACACTTTATTATCACCTTCACCAACAGAAGCATATCTACCAGACTGAGCAAATTCAGCCGCATTAGCTGGCCCAAGTTTAGATATATCGGATGGTCCAGTTAAACCAAAAGGTGCTGCTGAACTCATTAATTCCCAAGGATCACGACGACCTTCTGTGGTAGCTCTCGTTAATTCGTCTATTCTATTGGCATTACTAAAAGTCCATTTACCAGAAGCGTCTTGTTTAGCTACCAAATTCCCTACCATAAGTTTACCAGACTTTTTCTGAGCCATAATCTTATTTACATAAGCTACTAATTCCGAAGGCATAACTGAACCGCCTTCAGCATATTGAATACCAAGTAATTTTTTCGCCTGTTTAACATCAGGCAATGCATATTTCATGGGTGTGTGCATTGCCCCTTCTATTAAAGTAGCTACCTTTTCATCCACATTTGTTAATCCATAACGGCTAGACACTTTAGGCGTCAACTCAGCTATGCTATCCTTCACTTCTTTTATGGCACGAGCTTCATTTTCATATTGCGAATAAAAATCATAAACGTCTTTAAGCCGTTTAAATCTACCAGTACCAGACACAGCTTTTGTTGTTTGTGTATCCAAGTATTTTTGCGTAGTTTCATACGTATTTTTACCCAAACCAACCATTTTCTCAGCTGAACCAGAAACATGTGCACCAGGACCTGGCTTAGTAAATCCATGCCCCAACTCATGCGACATGGTGGATTTAAATACGTCCGTAGCCCGTGGTGTAAATGGATGCCATGGTGATGACTTCTTAACAGTGCTAGCTGCATAATCTTTTACTGTCTGTAATGGGTTAAGTAAAGACTGCATACCTAATCTTATTGTACCAGTTTTTTGTGAATAATCCCCTAGAAATTCACTAGTACCTACTGAGAATTTTTTAAAATTAATGTCATGCGGATCTACATACTTTGTAAATTCAGCTATCTGATCAATGGCATCTTTCACTGCTTTCTTGGAAGCAGACACATTTTTAGAATCAAAAAACATGTAACCAAACATATTTTTATCAAATAAAGCCTTTATACCAACCTTATCAACAACTTTATAAAAATAGTCTTCCAATGACTCCGCTGCTCTAGTAGCTAATTTGCTTTTTAATAATGCGGGATCACCTACACCAATAAAATCCATTATTTTAATCACTTTACCTGAGACATTCAAAGCAGATTGAACGCCAAAATTTTGTCCCAATTCATATGTTTCTTTAGCGCCCTTTCCTACAACTTGGCCTAGTTTTCCCACTCCTTGGCCTAGTTTTCCCAAATTGGCAGCTGCTTTACCCCCACCCATTATTTTACCAGGAGTCTCTGACATTATAGACAATAATTTCGAGCCTCTGCTAGATGCATTAAATTCTTCCACATCGGTGGGTGAATAAGCATATTTTGCCATTGGCATAAAACTAGCAGCAGTTGCGGTAAGAGCATATTTATTAGGATTTTGTCTAGCATAATCCATTTCTTCTTCCTTAGTCCACATAGACATATTCGGAAGTAAGAAATTATCTGGGCTTTTACCTGACCAATAATCAGTAATATTACCAGCAAATTCACCAACACCAGCTCCGGCTTTTCCTAAAATTCTAGACCAGGTGTCAACAAAGGAAGTCCCTTGTGATTTAGCTGCTCCCTGTTCCGATTTTGGAAAATAGCCGCTTTCATCAAATTGATTTTCTGGGTTATAAAAATAATCAAGATCTCCGCCGCCAGCGAGTCTAGGTAGTTGACCAGTGGTATTAATATAATTCAATGCGTTTTTACCTAATCTTTTAGCAGAGGCTGCTTTAATAACATATTCCCCAGAACTAGCCATTATAGGAATTACATCATCTGTAGGACCACCAGGGCCAACAATCTGGCCGCCTGTTTGTTGCCCCTCTGGTGCTACATAATCATCGCCATAATTATTGCGCCATTGCGGAGGTATAAGATCGGGTTGCGCAAAATATTCTAAAACAGTCTTTATCGCATTACCTCCCTTTTCCCACACAATGTTGCTAAATTCGGTTATAGCTGCCCCAGCTTTGTCGAGTTCATCCTGAAAAGTTAAAACTCGTATAGGAGGTTCGTCCGCATTAGGAGCGTTTAAATATACACCCAATTCATTCCACTTCCTTTTAATTAGTGAACCAAAATCAACAAAAGCTTGTGAACCTTGCTCTATTTCTTCACCCAACGATTTGCCACCACGTCTAGCACTAGCTTCCCTACCAATAAATCTAGCCTCAGATGGCATACTTTCACTGATCTTCTTCCGTAAAGCTTCATCTCGATCGTTAACAGTATAATCCGCTCCTTTAAATGATTCCATATTAGAGCTTTGATATGGAAAAATAGGTGATGATATTTCTTTTGGTATATTGTAAGCCTTTCTCAAAACGTCTTCTATATTGGTTAATATACCAGTTTGTTTCTCAAGCTCTGTCAATGTCTTCGCGTCTATTGGGCCAAATTTAGATATTATATTTTTAATTCGTGTTTCAAATCCACTTAAACTAACACCAAGGTATTCTTCTCTTGTAACTCCTGAATACTCATCTGCTACTGTACGTTTAAACCCACTATTGTATAACTGATTTTCTAGATAATTAACCAACTCCTCTACTTCAGCCAATCCTTTTATCTTAGTCTCACTCTCAGGAAGAAGATTTATATTTCTTTGAGCCTCCAATAGCATTTGACGAGTTTGTTCCGCAGCCGACTGTTGTCGATTCAACTTGTCCTCTTCTGGTTGCTGCTCATGTTGCATCACAGCTTTTTTTGTATTAAACTCTATTTGAGACCACTCATCCAAGTTAATCTGTCCACCACGTGCTAACAAAGCCATTTTCTGTTGATCGAATTGATTATATTTGAATAGATCTTCACCTTTGACGCCCATCTTAAGCATCTCAAAAGTTGGATATTGCGGGGACAATGGGTGTTTCCCACCGAGTCTAGTTTTTTCAGATGCGTCAGTCAACCTTTTAAAAGACGTAAGCACTTCTGTGTCTATAAAACTGCGCTTCATTTTTTCAAAACTTTGTAGCAATGTACCTAAAGCGTTTACTACTGGAACTTTAGCTAGTTTATCTAAAGCAAGAGTTACTTCATCTATGTTTTTTGCGGTGTCCTTGATAGATTTTTTTAACAATTCTATTTCTACACTGATTAAACTTTTTTCTGTAGGATCAGTGGTTGCATTAAACAGCTCGTCCTTCTTACCAATATCTATTAAATCAACAGTTTGTTTATCAATAAAATTTTGGCGTTGAGCAGAAAGAGATTTATAAGCATAAATTTCTTTTTCTAAACTAGTATTACCTACTTTTCGCGATTCCACAACGGCTCTCTCTAATCCTGTTAATTCTGAAAGACTTTTTATACCAGGAATTTCTGGAATAGCTCCTTCCCCTAATCCAGCCTCCCTAAGTGGGCCTCCGAGAGCTTTAACATTAGTTCGAGTTAGAAATGGAAATACATCACGCACACCCTTTCTAATAGCGTCTTCCATGGCCGTAGCTAATTTTGTAGGTAACTCACTAAGAGCGCTACGTTCATCTTTTACTACCGCGGTTAATCTATCAAGCTCTTCTTTTGAAAGACCTGCCACTCTGTTTAATTCTGCTATAAAAAGTTCATTCCGTTTTTTTGGGTCGGCAACCTCACTAATTAGTTGCCTTTTAGTTTCTGGAATTCCAGCGCGCTTTAAAATTTCATCTAAATGAACACTAATAGCTTTTTCCAATGTAGGAATATTTTCTTTAGCAAATTTTTCACCAATACCGGTCTCGTTAGCAGCGCGACCACCAAGAGTATTCAAAATATTACGCATTGCACCGATCTCTTTAACATAACCTGTTGCACCAACTACAGTTGCAGCAAGAAGCAACTTACCAGTAAGAGATCCCGGATTTCTAGTAATATATTCTTTCCGCAATTCATCAACACTGGATATAATAGCATCACGAGAATTTTTCTCTTCGGGTCTGTTTGCTTGTAAAACACCATGAACAGCGGAAGCGGCATCGGTAGTTTTGTCAGCCAATGTTCTAGTGTTTTCATAAATGCCGTGTAAAATAGTAGTTTGATCCTGAGTTTCATTTAACAGTTTATCTACTGGGGCTTCCGCCTTCTTTTCACGATCAGCTCTATATTTTTCCTTCGCTTCTTCAAATAAACTTTTTGGTCCTTTTTTAGCGGCTTCGTCTTGTTCCTTGAGTAACGCATCGAATTTCTTTTTTGTCTCGGGATCTAAAATACTGCCTTCTTTCTTAATGGCAGATTCTGCCGCTGCTCTTTCTTTAGCAAAACTTCCTCCTTTGCCAGCCTTTTCATAAAGTCCTTGAAGTTTATCGCCTACTGGTACTCCAGTCATGGTTTCATATAACTTACCACCAAGATAAGCTCCACCAACTATTTTACCCATAGTACGAATTGTTCCTTCAGAAAGCCCCATCTGTTTTAAAAGTTCTTCAGAAGCTAAAGCTATAGGCCCAAGCAATTCTTTAGCCAACCTAGCATTAGCGTCTTGTTCACTATTAGCTATTTTTTCATTTGTTTCTGTAATTTGCTTGTCTATGCCAGTTAAATCAGTTCCTGGTTTAGCTGTGTTTTTAACGTCCTCAAGTTTAGCTAGTTGCTCTCTTAAAAGACCCGTATTTTTATCGGCAGCTGTTTTTTCAAAAGAATTCATTAAACTATAGACCATTAATACTTGTTGTAATGTTTTATTACTCGTAATAGAAGTCGCGTTATTTTTTTCTTCTGCTGCCATTAATTCTTTCCACAATGGTTTTTCAATCACGCCGGGAGAAACTTCATTTAACTTAGTACCAAATTCTTTGTATGTAGTGACGCCCAACGCTCGACGAGCAAAATCAAGTACCGGACTTTTTGTCATTCCTCCAATATTTTGTGATTGCTGTAAAGCTGGGCCTACACCTATTTTCATAATTAATTCTTGAACCAAACGGCCCATATACTGATCTAGATTTTGAGCTCGTTGAATATTACCTTCTTTAATAGCATCAGCTAATTTTGGCCCTACCCGCTCCATTTCGCTTTTTATAAATCTGGGCGACATTTCTTTTACGGCTTCAAAAGATTTAGTTTTAAATCCACCCATTACATCGCTCATAGTTGCATTCAATTCATTTAAGCTAGCACTAGAATCCGCCGTATTTTTATCGATGCTATTTAAAGATGTTAACTGCATTCCAGCCGCTTTGTCACCAGTTTTTGCAATATTTTCAGTATATTTTTCCATTTCTTCGGGGGTTAATACATTTCCAAATCCTCTAGAAACATTAATTATTTCTCCTATATCTAGCATAGCTTTTCGTATATCAACAATTTCATTTACTGCACTTTCTCGACGCATTTCATTACTACGAATTGCCATGGAAGTGTTCAAATAATTTCTACGTTCAGGCGGTAATCGCTGTTCATCAAGAGCCATTCGTTGTTGAGGAGTTAGTTCTTCTATCGCCTTCCTACCCAAATCAAGCTCTTTCAAATCTCTAGGAAGCCCAGCTAAAGTACCAGTAACATTAGTAAGCAATTCAAATCTTGTGCGCTCTGCCATAATATTGTGTTCTAGTGTGCGAGTTCCTTCCGACAAAATTTTATTCAAATCCTCAAAAACACCCATAAATTGAACAACAATTTGATTATTTCTAATCAAATCGGCTTGCTTTTCAAGATCTTCTATCTTGGCACCAATCAAAGGGGTTTCAGAACGTTTATTTTCAGTAAACTGGTCAGTCATTAGCTTATAAGTGTGCATTGGTTTAATAAAAGACTCTTCTAAAAATTTAGGCCAATCTTGTTTAAATGGAATTTCCCCATACCCTGTTCCAGGTTGGTATCCTTTGGTACTCTGAATAAGAGTACTCGTGGGTATCTGACTAAAAAACCTTGCCCCCAAAGGAAAATCTTTCTTAAACTGTTTGCCCGTTAGCCCTACAAGTCCAGCCTCTGCCCCAACTACCATTTCCTTCATAGCTTCTAAATTTTCAGATAAATCTTCCTGAATAGCCTTAATTGGAAAAATATTTTCAACATATTTGGACACAGCCCCATAAGGAAGTTTTCGCATCTTATTTAACGCCGTATCAAAAACTTCTACCGATCTTTCCATAAAACCATTAGCAGTTTCTGTTATTTTCAAAATACCTTGGTTAGCAGCTATTTTATACTTCTCAGCTATTTTATCACTAAAGAAAACACGTTCTCCTGAAAATACTGTGTCTCCCACTTTTCTTGGTTGCACCCCAGATTGCATAAACAATCCCTGCGTTAATTTTTTAGTATAATCAAACGGCTGATCAGGATTTAAACGCTTCATTACTTCTATGCCCATAACATCTTGCCATTGTACTTTTTGTCTAGCAGCAATATCATGCCCTGTTGCACCCTTAATCAAATTGCTCCAAAATCCAGGAATACGTTCCGTCTTATTACTTTCTGGGGTAACTCTAAGTCTTGGCTCCATTTGAGCCATTAATTTATAGCCTTCTTGTAGTTCCGGCGATGTAAGAGCTCCTTGAATTTGCCCACTACTTAAACCCTTTGTAGGAAGTTCAGCTAAAATTTTCTTAAACTCTTTATACGTATCTTGAAATTCATCTCTAGACTTTTTTAATGATTCTGATCGTTCTTTTATAGTCTTATCAAAAGCTGTGGTCATGGGATATCGAGCTCTGGCAGAAAGTAATTTATCTATATTACCAGTCTCTTCTTCTAACATTTTGGCAGGTGAAACATGTATCATTTTTGCCATCTGAGGACCAAATCCCGGAATCTCATTTAAAAATCGTTTTAGTTCACGCTTAAGTTTTTCACCAAAACCAACATCTGTAAGATCTTCTAGATGTTTTTTCAAAATATCTAAATCTGTGCTGAACATTTCACCTATTTTGGAAGTCTCCGCTACCTTAATAAAAGTTTTAAGACTGTCAGCACCTTTAAGAGCAGCATTACCAAACTTATCATAACTTAAAACTAGTTTATCATTACTATCAGCCAACTTATTACTATATTCAACAGTAGCTTCTAATATATTTCCAATTTCCCTAGTAGGTGATTTATAAGTACCTTCATCCATGGCTTTTTTTGCAACTTTAGGATCACCCATTCTCTGAGCGTTTTTCAATCGTTTCTCTAATATATCATATCCCGAAGCTAATTCTCTTATAGCACTAAGTTGATCAGATTGTTGTCGTCTAGTATCCGCCAATGAAACTTGATAATCCTTAGAAGACATAGCCGATCGTTTTATTCCATTCCATAGTTTAGCAAGCAAAGGTTCCAAAATAATAAACGATCCTATCAATGGACCAAAAGTAGCTAAAAGACCGGTGTTTTCTTGCGTCCATTTAGCAGTTTGCTGCGCAGTCATTCCTAAAAGTTGAGAAATTTTATCCAATCCATAGGCCGCTACATCTGAAACAGCCCCAAATCCTGCTAGACCAGCACCAAGAAATGATCCGACACCAGTCAAACTCAAAGCACCTTTTAATTTAAAAGAACTACCAGCAATATAATCAAACATATCAGCTAATTTGTCAGTGACAGTACTAGCGCCTTTAAATACATCTGTAAGCACACTATTCCACGCTCTACCAATAGGAGCTATCTTATAAACCAACTTGCCCATCATTGTGTCTAATTCAGAAACGTGGCCTACTTCAGTGACTTTCTTTAGCCCAGTAATATTTAATCCAGGAGACTTAAATCCAGAAATTTCAAATAAACCTTTCTTCCATTCAAGGACTGCTGTGGAAATAGCGTCTTTTACAGATGACCCAAACCCACCAAACATTCCATGAAAGTAATCTAAAATATCCTTTCCCTTGGCCAACATTACAAAGAAGCCGCCAAGTACTGCGCCAGTAGCTTTAACCCATGGTGGAATATTACTAAAAGCTTCAACTATAGAACGAACGGCATCTAAGAAAGTTTTAGCAACCGGTAAGAAAGCACTACCAAATTGAATTTGTAATTCGGAAACAGCTGCTTTTACCTGCTCAATTTTCTTAGCATACGTATCCATTACAATGGCATTTCGTCTTTCTGCGGCGCCTTTAGAATCCATGCTTTGCTGAGTTGCAATTAAAGCTTCATTCCAATTCTCCATTAAAACAATTAATGAGTTAAAATGACGCAAACCACCTATAGCGGCAGCAATATTTAGTTGCTGAGAATTTGTTAATTTGTCCCAAGCTCCAGCTAAATCGCCTAAAATATCAAAAGCACTTCTCAAGTCACCTGTTTTACTAGTAATACCAATACCTACCTTGGATAATTCTGCTGGTCCTTTTCCCGTTTCTAATCTTCTAAAAATATATCGTTCAGCGGTTCCAATTTCTGCTCCAGTAAATCTGGTTGTTTCTCCGATGGCAGTTGTTATACCATTTAACTGATCGAAAGTAACACCCACAGTCTTAGCAACAGCACCAGTACGTCTTAAAGCATCAGCTAAATCTTTCGAAGTAACAGCATGTCTAGCTTCAACTTCCGTCCATGAATCCAAAAATCTCATGGCTGTCTCGCCTTCTTTACCATAATTCATCATGGCAGCCGTTAAAGCTTCGGTAGCATCCGCAGCATTTAATGTTGTTACATTAGCGGCCATCATAGAAGTTTGAGTTCTATCCACAACTTCTCTTTGATTTATACCTTGTTGAGCATAAACAATCATACCTTCTAATACTTTATTAACCGATGTTCCATACTCTTTAGCAAACTGCACAGCAGAATTTTGAAGTTTAGTAAAATCGGTTTCTAATGGGCTCATAACTTGGCGTAACTTAGCCATTCCAAGTTCTGTATCAGATATGGTCTGTATCATGTCATTTAGCGCGCCAGTTAAACCATAAACTACATTACTAGCGAGACCCCATCTGATAACACGTTCAAAAGCTTGACCTATTCCTCTTCTGTCCTGGAAATTAGTAAGCATGTTCTCATATCGTTCTGAGAACAGTCCAATCTTAACTCCAGCTGTAGTTGCCGATTCACCTAATTTATTAAACTCCACGCGAACATTTTCTATTTCTTGTTTTGAAGCGGGGTCAATGATGCGCATTTTATAATTAATTGCTGCTCCTGGTTGTGGCCCACCAGCTTCTGTAGGTGTTCTAAAAGTCTCACGCAATTGTACAACATTTCTACGATGTAGCAATCTCTGCGATTCGGTGTCTAAAAATTGAGGAACCGGAGTCAGTTTATACTCTGAAGCTTTTAAATTACCTGAAGATACGGAGTTTTCTAGTTGCTTCAATAATTTAATTGTGTCTTCAACATTTTTACGAACTACTTCAGTATATCCCTCACCCAATCCACCATAACCAGACAAATTCAATCTATGGAACGCTTGCATACCAGCTCTAAGTTCGGTCACATCCTGAGAAATTTTACTAAAATCCCAAGCTTGCACCGCTTCAGGACCTAGACGTTTAAAAGTTTCTAGATCAGCAAGCAAAGGCTTAATATCAGCCTTTTCCGCAGTTATCTGTCTAAAAGCTTCTCTTACTTTATCTATAGGCGTTGCCATCTGATCCAACTTGGTGGCATCCAAATCCCCAACCATTGTATCCATAAGAGGTTGTACATTAGCCTTCATTTTATAATCATGTTTAATACGGTCAGCTAATTTTTTGGGGTCTTCATACATACCAGTAAGTTTAGCTAAATCAGGTTCTACCCATTCCCCCTTAACTCCAGATGGACCAACTTTAGTATAAATGTCGCTCATCTTAGTTAAAGTAGATTCAATATTCTTTATGTACTTATCAACTACTTGTTCGTATTCCGCGTAAGCTTGTCGCGCCTTAGAAGAATCGCCTTCTTCTTCTATGGTTTGCTTTAGTTCATCTAAGCGCTTTAGATAGTATTCTCCCACTGCCTTCTTGTAGAACATCCAAATTCTACGCATTCCACCTTGTTGTCCTTCAGGAAGACCAGCAATGGCTTCTCTTATTTGTTTAGTTATGTCTGGTGTAGGACCTTGTTCAGCAGTAGATTTAATTATATCGCTAATACCACCAGGAAATTTGTTTAATTCCGTAGTGTCCGCCAATTTATAGTACTTAACCGAAGACTCCCACATGGCACGTAAGTTTTGGTGTTTAGCTTCCGGCCTCTCTGGCGCGTTTCTTTCAATCTGCGGCATTCCTAATCTACCAAAATCAGAAGGCCCACCAGCACCAGCACTGGCAGATAGGGACTGATTTAATTGTTTATAATAATCCGCTATTTTCTTAGCAGAATCTAGGGCTTGGCCTTTACTTGTCATCAGAGCTTCGATTTCTTTACGTATTACATCGAAAGAACCAGCTAAATCTTCATTTCCAGATTGACGCGCAGCGTCAGCTGCTATCCCCGCTTGTTCATAGTATTCAACTAATTTAACAATCTCTTCTACTTGAATTTCATTAACATTTTTAATTCTTTTATTTAATCCATCAAGAAGTTCTTTTAATTTCTTATAGAAATCATCATCATCTCCACCGCCACCACCACCAGTTGGAGGAATTGGGGGCATTCCACCAACCCCAGCCCCACCAGCACCCATTAATGTCCCTTTAAAACTAGGAACTTCACCCGGAGCTAAAATATGTCGTTTACTTTCGGTTCCTCCAGCGCCGCCTGTAGCAAACCACTGTTCACCTTTATTAAACAAGCCTTGCTCTTGTGCTCGTCTAATATCTTCCATATATGATTTGCTTAATTTATCATAGCGATCTTGCTGCTCTGGATTCATCCTATTAAGAATTTCCGCCGCACTAGCTTGAGGCGCGGTTTCGGTAGCAACTGTTCCAGTAGGAACTCCACCTCTTGCTTTATTTACCACAGACAAATCTTTTTCAAATCTAGCAGGATCAAACTTACCTACTGGAATTTCAAATCTTTCAGCTGTATTAAATTGACTTACGCCTAAAATTTTTCCTGTGGCGCCTTCAACATGCTTTAAGTAAACATTTACTTGACTTAAATAATCTTCTAGTCGTCTAACTATATCTTTATCAAAATCAGACATAGATTTATTAGATTTTAATTCCTCTAATTTTTCTTGTACAGTTATTTTGCGATTTTCTATTTCGCTTGACAATTCTTTTAGGCGATCAAAAACAGCCGTGCTATAAATAGTTTTAATATCAGTTAATATTTTTTGGCCAGCTTCTTCGTAAAGAATGTCAAAGTGACCGCTTATTTTGTTTTCTACATCTTCTACATACTGTTCAATTTTAGTTCCTGGGTATTTTTTAACGTACTCGGCTTGGATCTGTCTATGAAGAGCCCCACCTCTAAAAGCAGTAGCTTCAGCAAAGGTTCCAGCGTCTTCCCCACCCATTGCTTTAGTAATAGCTTCTTCTTGGGTTCCACCACCATAAGCTCCACCAGCGTGGATCTGACTAGCAGAAACAAAGCCTAGTTTAGTTGATGTTTCGCCACCTTTAGCCACTGTTTCTAAATACTGCAATGATCGGCGCTTTCGTTCCAAATCGGCTTTGTCTATGGCTTGAGAAACTCCGGATGGAGTTCTTAGCCCACCAGAAAAATCTTGCCCAGCAGCTTGCGATTCTCCAATTCCTTTAATAGAGTTTTCTACAACTTTACCAGCTTCTTTAGAAACTCCACGTTGCTTCTGCCAATACTCTTCGATTTTTTCTGACGTTGTTCTGTGATCCGCTGCAGCTTCTTGTATAGATTGTGCAGCTGTTTGAGTAGATTTATCCAATCCAAAAGCTGGAAAGGCTTCACGTAGGTAGGCCATTTGAACAGGAACAGTCTTTATCATTTCATCTATTCGTCTGAACTGTTCCACTATGGTAGCTTGGAATTTAGTAACATCCAATGCGGTTTGATAAATTTCATTTGTTTGAGCTTGTAAATCTTGTTCGGAAAGCGTAGTACCTTTAGCTGCAGCTCCTCTTTGAACATAGTCTCTAACATTAGCAGACATCTGTTTGCCGTGCTGTTTTTCAAATTCATATCCAATTAATGCTTGTTCCTCAGGTAAAATCTGTGGAAGACCTGCTTTTTCTGACAACTCCTCAAGTTTTTCTTCCGCAATTTTTTTAGCTTTCAATAACTGGTCTATCCAAGAAGTAATATCCATTTCTCCTGGGGGAACCAAACCAGCTCCAGAAACTCCAGCTGCACCCATCGATTCACTCCAGGTTTTAGACGCCATTTTGCTGGTATCGGATATTCCAGCAAAAGCATACGGAAAACTAGTCGGACTTTCACTAGACGCTTTAGAAAACTCAAGCAGATCTTTAAGATCTTTGTATCGCTTCTCTATCGCACTCTCTACCATCATCGTATGCACGCCTCTGGTAGGAACTCTAACCGAAGTTTCCAACCCAGAAGTCAGAGTATTCGCTGCTTTCCTTACTTCATCAAACGTTTTAGCTAATCTTTTACCCTCTTCGGTAGCTGGTAAGCCTAAATCTTCTTCTGGAAGTTTTACATCAGATCGGCGCGCTGCTGTGCCTATAGTTTCCATAGAAGTCCGCATTTTATATAGCGGGCTTAGTGGTGTGGTTATATACTTTAAAACACTAATACCTTCGGGTGTTTCGGACTCTTCTTTTATTTTTTGTCTAGCTACTGTTTCATTTGAACCAGCGGCAGAAACTTGTCGCAATAAAGCTACTTTAGAAGGACCAGCCGGCATGTCTCTAAGTTGTTTATCCAACTGCTCAGTGTATCCTTTAATAGCGTTGGATTGAATTTGTTTGAATATCTCTTCAAACACCGCATTCATATCCACATGACTTATAATTCCTTTAATTAATTCTTCACGATCATTAGATAATTTAGCGGCGTCTATGTCCGGCTCAAATAATTTAAGTTCTTCTTTCAACTGTGGAGTAGAAAGTTTACCTACTCTCAATCTAACTTCGTTTGAGATTTGTGCATTGAAATCTGCAAGTTCACCAAACTGCTCGCTCATACTGGACATTGCTTCTTTAATTTTCTGAGCACCAGTAGCTTTATTGAGATTTTCAATTATTTTCTGGCCTACTGCTTCAACACCAGCGTGCTTTACATCCATGCCTTTTTGAATCACAAATCTAAGCATCTCATTTATTCGTACAGCAAACGCTTCAGCGGGTTTTTTATCAAGAGCCATACTCTCTGTAGGCCATCTAGACAAAAATTCTTTTGACGGAGGCCCGCCTGAACCAGTTTTAGCTAAACCAGGGCCAAAACCTGTTTCTAACTCCGTCATTCTAGCAATTCTACTAATGCCTTCTACTGTAATACCTGTATGTAATTTAAAAAGCTGCCCTTCAATAGCATCACTATATTTCTTCTCAACTAATTGTCGTCTTAATAATTCTTCGGTTAACTCATTAATACGTTTTACAAACTGCCCTTCTCCACCAACAGTTGGTAATCCTTCCTCACTTACTTTCATGTTAGTAAGATAGCCAGGCCTTTCGCCTTCCGGAACACCTAAACGACCAAATACTTGTGGCATCACATTAGATGTTAAATTCTTGGTCATCCACTCTTGAGGTTTCTTTCCAGCAGCTTCAGGAGAATATTCTTGCAAAGCTTTTATAACTTCTGGCATCGAAAGATTCTCTGCGCCTTCTGTCACATAGGGCTTGGTAAGAAATTCAAAACCCTTCGCTTTTGGATGTTTCTTAGCAAAAACCTGAGACATCTCTGATAAACTTGCTACATCTGTGTCTTTCACAGCTGAAAACACCGATCGAAAAAGATTTCTAACAGCCGTAACATCAGATCCTAACATATCATAATGTTTTTTAATTTCTTCTCTTGATTTTTCTAATTGCCCTGTATGTACAAACAAAGCATCACCATCAAAATCTAGTTTTTGCTCCATGTCTATAAATTTTGGAGATGCCTTATCAACTACTGCGAGAAGTTGTTCTATATTTTTAGTCAACTCAGCGACTTTCTGAGCACCAGCATCTGTATTTTCAGCCCAAGCTTTTTCGCGCTGCTCCATCAAAGGAACTACATTACTAGGCAAATTCTTTTTAGGCTCTACACCAATATACTCTCTTAGAGTATCAATTATTTTCTTTAGTTCTGGCAAATCAAGCTGAGGCGCGCCTGGAACTGCAATTGAGTATTTACCGTACTTGCCGCCTTCAGGAAGAATGTCTTCCATCAATTTAGCTTTGTGTGGTTGAACACTCAACGTTCCAGTAAAAGGATATCTAATAGATTCTACATAAGTTTCTTGTTGCTTCTTAATTAGATCAGCTAGATTTCCTCCCTCTACTGGGACCTTTCTAGCCATTTCGCCAGGCAGACCAATCTCACCTTCCTTTAATACTGGAAGTCCTAATTGTTTAGATTTAGCTACGTACTCGCTATGACCCGCTATAATTTTTGTTAAACTACCCGACAGTCCTTCTAAACCTGCTATTTCATTATCTTTAAGCACTGTTAAAAGAGTCATTAACTCTTCGGTTTTATCAGTAACAGCTGAAACAGCTTTACCTGTAACAGCTGGAGTCACTCTTTGAAAAAATGTTTGCTCAATTCCTTTCTTCTTTCCAAAAACTTCTTCGCCTAACGCTTCAGCATAAGCCACTTTAGCGCGGCTTAAAGACTCCATCTTTGTAGTTAATGCTTCTTCAACTGATTGTTGGAGACTCATTCCAATTTTTTTAGTAAAAGCATCAAGATTATAAGCTTCTAATTCCACTTCAAATATAGACTTAGCTTTACCACGCTCTTGAGTTCTACGTAAATGTTGCTGCATCATGGTTTCAAAACCGGTGCCGCTTTCTAAACGCCCCTTCTCTGATTCTGAAAGTACCTCATAAGGAATTCGCTTTTTACCACTTTCTTCATAAGTTTTTGTTGCCGATTTAATACGAGCTTCTTCTCGTCTAAGAGATTCAGGATCGGCGCCAATCAACAAATCAGAAAGCCTGCCCATAGTAGTACTATATTTTTTAGGACCTTTGGTTTTACCAGCAAACGCCTCAAACGCTTCCGCTTCCGATGTTCCAAGCCCCTCTTGATAAATAGGAGACACCGGGCGTTCAGTAGATAAACCGCCCTTATACTTCTTGATCATCTCTTCCATAAAAGCAATATTTTGTGGAGTAGGTGCTTTTTCCATATCTTTAAATCTGTTCATTAAATCAGTAAGAGCTTTAACTAACTCGGCTTTAAGCGTGGAAGCAAATTTGGTTTGGAATTCCTCACCTAATCCTATATTTCCTTTGGCAGCTGCGCCAGTCAGTTCTTCCACATCTTTTGCAGAATTTATTAGATTTGCTAAATAACGTGCAACGTTTGTAGGAGCTGCTCTACCCATCAAATCTTCTTGGTATGTTCCACGAAGAGCTGGTCCTGGAACGTACATCTGATCATAAGTTCCAGACTTAGCACCAGGTATTTTAAGAGACATAGCTGTTGGAAATTTAGCTATATCTAGAATGGTATCTTTTAATTCTTTTACTGTTCCAGTAGCGCCCTCGAATTTTTCAGTAATGTCTGAAAGCTCTATTTTAGGTAAACCCTCTAGAATACTTTCCTTCAAATTCTTCATTGTCGGATCCATCAATTGGAATGCCCTAATTAATTCCCACCCTTCTTTAGAATTCAAAGAAGTGGATCCAGCTAATTCTTTAAGCATTGATGATCCTTCACCAAAAATTCCAGCATATGCAGAGAAAGATTGATAATCTAATTTGGCACCCTTAACACCTTTATCCAATTCGCGTGGAGTCCATTCACCAAACAGATGAGGCTCTTCTATTATTTGTAAAAATTTAGGAGCAACTAAAGCCTGTGTTTTTTTACCAAACTCATCTAAAATAGTGGTATAAACTGACCAATTAGATTCATATTCCTTTAATTTATCAATGTCTGCATCAGTAAGTTTAGGATTTTCTGATTTAAGTCTCTTAACCATTTCACCTATATCAGTAAATTTTTCATAACCTAAATTACTTAAATATTCATTTATAGTAGCAAGTCCTTCTTTACTTCCAGTCAAAACTTTCTCATCGATGGTATCTTTAATGGTAGTAGTTCCAGACCTACTTCCAATTAAATTATTAATTATAGCCTCTAAAACTTCTGGCATTAATCCTCTTTTTGCTATACCACGAGCACTAATTCTAGCCTCTATAGGCTGCATTGTATAAGCAGATCTCGACTCGCCCTCTTCTATTATACCGTTCTCGGCAGACGTTTCATTAGTCTCATATAATTTTCGTATTTTTTTAATCCCAGAAGGTCCTGTAGGAAGCTCTTCGCCAAATTTTTCAGTCCAAATTTTATTAACTCGTTCATATAATTCTGTTTGCTTTTTGGCCTCATCTTCGGATACTAATCTTGTGTCTTTAAATAAGTCCGATATAAATTTATTACCCGATTCAATTAACTTATCGTGTAATTCTTTTGGGGCTTCGGCTGTATGTAATCCTTTAAAAGCGTCTGACAACATTTCAGAAACCAAAGTTCCGGCGCTCTTAGGTACAGGAGCATAGCCAAGCCCTTCGCCTGGAACAATTTTAGCTTTCATTCCACTGGCCATTAGTTTAGCAAGCTCTTGATATTCTCTAAATTCAGTAGGAGCTGTTTCTGGTGTTATAGAAACTCCCTTTGTTCCAAAACGAGTGGCTAATTTTCTACCAAAATAATCTAAGAAAGTCTCTGTTAACTTAGCAGTTTGAACATCAATTGTCTGTCCACGGTGCTCTCTCATCACCGTCTCAACTTCTTTACCTATTTCAGCCACATCAGCGCGACCTCTATATCTCTCCGGAACTCCTAAAATAGTCTGAAATTCTTTTGCTACATCGCCTACTTGTTTATTTAATTCATCTCTTGCGCGTGACGATACTCTCTGAGTTCCGGATTCAATCTCTGTTATGTCTACTTTAGTGCCAGGCTCTACTAATCTTTGGACTATATTCGTAAATGCTTTGGCTAACTTTCCAGCAATCATGATTTGGTCTTCAAAAGTACCAGCGGTATTTCTTATTTCAGTTAAAACATTAAGACCATAACCTTCGGTACCAAACTGACCCGATTCAATGGATTTACGTTCACGTTCACTTACTAGAGACGGTGTTTCAAATTTTCCGCCGCCAGGAATACCACCAGTTAATCCACTAGTAATATAAGATACCTGTCTTTGAATAGAACTAAAATCCTTGAATGGAGATAACCCACGTAAATCAGACGTATTCATTCCAATCATAGTTTTATCTATAGATTGTAAACGACTTCCAAACTCAAGATTAAATTGCTTTAATTCTGAACTAGCAGCATCACTTAAATCCAACGAAGACGCAATCGGTTGCCCCATGTATTCTTTGCCCTGAATCATGGTTTCGCCCAATTTTTTAGAGTTTTCAGCCATATCTTTCCAAAGTAAATTAGCTTCTACTATGTGAGACTTAGCATCGGCTGGGCGCAACTCTTCCGTTGGCTTAGTCAATACTCTCAAGGATGCCGCATCATACGGCTTTCTTAGTGGACGACCGGGTTCTATCATAGGCATCAAGCCCATAACATCGTTAATTACACCCGACACTTCTCGAAGATTTCTATCAAACTTATGAATATTCGCTGCTTGTTTTTCTAAATACGGTACTTTACCAGCTTGAAGAAGCTGATTTAGCATATCGTAGAAATTATCAAGTTTTATTTCACTTAAAGCTTTAGCTACATCAAGCGCTGTGACACCCAATTTACCAGATTCTTCTATTAAAGACTCCAGTCCTTTCGCGCCATAGCCCATGACTTTGGTACGAGCTTCTTCAAGAGGGGTGCCACGATCTACTTCTTTAAGTGTAGCGGCTGAAGCATAACCGCCACTAATAAGTTTAGTACCGCCTCGACCAGATACTTCACTAAGCAACTCTTCCGCCAATTTTGCAGCAGCGGCTTCTCCAGTAGATCCGGTTGCCGGTCGTAAAGGAATATTAGAAAGTTGTCTGCTGTATCTCTCAACATCCATCTGCGGAGTATTTAATAATTTCAACTCTTCGATTAACTTCTCTAAACCTGTGGTAATAGTAGCAAAATTAGCTAATCCTTTTTCTGCTCCATACTTGGTTTCTAAAATAGGAATACCTTGTTGTGACACACGCGCAGCAGGAATAGCCAAACGCTTCATATATCCTTCTACAGACTTTTCAGATTCTAATTTAAGAGATACGTTTTTATAAAGTCCATACAATCCGGCGTTACTTTCAACATCTTCGGTTGTTATACTTCTTTGTTGTATTTTGTCGAAAATATTTTTTACATCTTCTCCGAGAGAACTGGCCTGCTCTTTAGTCAGACCTCTTATTGTTGTTACTACTGAAGCTGCCATTTCAGAGGCTGGAACTGGAGTAGATAAGCGGCGTTCAACAAAAGCCTTTTTATAACTATCCACCAATTCTTCGGCTGATGAACCTGGAGCGGAATATTTATGATATGTTTCAGTTACTGCTTTTCGTAGTTCTCTTACATCTGCAATTTTTAGTTCCCATTCTCTACCGCCTGGGGCTAATTGAAAAGATTCACCCTTAGTCTTAAGAATCTGAACACCTTTGGTCATTCCACGTTCAAGAGCTTCTACAATTCCGGTTTGTAATTTATTTAATGATTCTGAAAGACCAGATAGATAAGAAAGAGTAGCTTGATCTTTTGTAGATCCTTCCGGCCCGGCAAATCCAAAATTTTCTGGTCTACTTGATGGGTGAATAACCTGCTCTTTGAATTGAATAGCTTGTAAAGCGGAGCGCATTTTAACTGGATCGCCCATAACTTCCATAGCACTGATACTTCTAGTTGCGTTTCGAAGTTTACTATTATAATCCGCTCCACCCTGTATCATTTCATCAGTAATATCAGATGCAGCAGCCATAGATTGACTTAATCTAGCAGAAGTGTCACCTATTTCTTTGAAATGCCCAGCAGCCGCTCTAGATGCAGCAGTAATTGCATTCATCTGCGCGGTATTGTTTTTCATCATAGCATTATATTCTTTTGTGCCTTCTTCAAAAGCATTCAAAAGTGGGCCTATCACTTCAACATCATGCGAAGCTTCGTGCATTGCACCTGCAAATTTGTGGCCAGCCAACGATAAGTCTCCCTCTATCTGTGGTAAAGCATGAGGTTGCGATGTATCAAGCCTTTTACCAGTAATAGAACTGACCATTCTATTTGGAAAATTCGATCTCGATAAATCCACAGTATCAACATATTTTTTTAAAGATAGATTAACGTCCATCCCAAGTTTTTTAAACTGGTCGTTTATAACATTAAGATCAAATCCAGCTATGTTATGTCCTACTATAGCATCAGCGTCTTTTAATGTTTCCGCCAACGAAGACATAGCGTCTTTTGCATTAACACCCTCAGATAATAATTTACCCAATTCAATTTTGGCTTCACCGACAGTTCCAATAAGGTCGTTATAGGCTTTTTCTGTATTTATACCTTCTGGAGGTTTAACATATATGTTTTGCTTAGTAGCAGTTCCAGAACGTATTTGATCTAGTGTGCCTTTTAAAGTAGCAATTTGAGTTATAATATCGGCTGTTTTTAGTACGTTACCGAGTGTATCTTTTTTACCAGCGTCTTTCATTTGTGAAGTTTCTAAATCTATGGCGACTACAATTTTATCTTTTAGTTCGGATTTTATTTTCTCGAACTCTACGCCCATGTTTTTAAGTGCTTGGCCTAGAAAATCAACATCACCATGAATTTTAGTTGTAGTAGGAGCGACTACATAAGATTGCGCTTGTGGGGCTACGGCTTCCACATGTGGTTTAGTAGGTATGGTAGTATCGGCTAAAGCCGATTTAACCTGTTTTAAAATAACGTCCCTTGTTTGGAGAGCATCAGCAGGCAGTTGTTTAACAATAACAGTTAATTCTTTTATAGCGCTTGTAAGTTCCGAAATGTTTCCAGTTTTTTCTGGGGTTTCAGTTTTTAACTGTCTAGCAGCCGTTACCAACGCATTAAGAACATCAGTTATTCCTTTATTATCTATTTTAGTACCTTTACTTATTTCTCCTTGAGTGTTGGTTTCGACTCTTTTTAAAGCTGTAGTAAGTTCTTTAATAGGCGCACTGATATTTTCTTGTGTTACGACTTTAAAATCTTTAATATCAATGATTGTGGATGGGAGTGCGAGTGCCGGTTGACCTGCTGGAGCACCGATTTTACCCATACCCATAGCTTGAGTCATGCTTTTCAAAGCTTCTAATATATTACCAACATCACGATCTCTTTTAACAAATTCTCGCACTAAATTTGATATACTAGAAAGAACCTCGTCTCTACCTGTCGCATAAGTTGGAGAAGTTTGTGATTGTCTATAAGTGTTAGCAAGATCTTTAATAGCATCTAAAATGGCTTTACCATAAGGAAAATCCCGAGCGGCTTGAATAGCGATTTGACCGGTTTGTTTAGCTTGAGAAATGGCTAAAGGAACATCGCGTTTCATTCCTTTTATCTCATTATCCAAATCTTGAACCGTATCTTGAATCTTATTAGAAACCCTTTCAACGGACTGAGCTATTCCAGTAACAGTTCTGATGGTGTCGAGCGCACTTCTACCAGTGTCGCCCATCATAGGGGCAACCTTCTCCATTACCGATTCCAGTTTTTCCATAGCACTAGCTAGGCGAGTTACTTTCTCAGCTAAATTTTTTGTAGGCTGATCCGCTTCTGAATTTTTGATCGATTCAATTTGAATCTTGTAGGTATCGGTTGGTGGCAAGCTAAAGTCCTCCCAAAATGGTGAATAGCTCAAGCAATAAAATTAGAAGACCTTTCCTTGCCAATTTAGGTGGGATTAACGACTGGAACGCCCGCCCGCTTTCTTTTTAATTAGAACCCTGTCCTTGATAGCTTGTGCTTCTTTCGGCTTATCATACTCTATATCTTCATACAATTCGTTACTTCTAGTCACAATTACTTCCTGGGCATCAAAGGCTGAAATCATACGTCCAGGAGATTTGCGAGATCTTCTAGAAACATTATCCCGCTTTTGTTCTTCATAATAATCGTGCATGTAAGCATCTAATGCGTCATCATCTTCAATAATATGTTCTGGTGGCTGACTATCAGGAAGCATCTCATAAATATTCTGATAATAGTGCGACCAGTAAGCCAAATTCAGCATATCATTTGTGTATTCAGAAGTCGGAACCCCAAAAAGGGGCTCCGACGTTTTTAAACTCGTCACATATCTAATTCTCCACAATCCACTTCTCGCTATCGTTCTAACAATGGATGTCGAAATACCACTATAAAAAAGCATAAATTCAGACATAACCCTAAGTCTAAATTCAATATCACGTTCTTGCAAGAAAAGATCAAATTCTGTCCAGAGTAAATGATCACTATAAAACTCAAAAGTGCAAGCCCAACAAAGAAATAATAATTTAGATTCTTCTGCCTTATTTTCTGCGGTCATCGAAAGCTTGCTGCGTTCTTTCAATTCTATTCTTCTTATCTGATCTTCCAAATCATGAATAATGTTTTTAATGCGCTCTTGATTAGCTTTAACTTTAGTTGTCTTAGCTAAAAGAATTTTTTGCGCAGCTAATTTATTCTTAAGAGATACTAAAGTCTGTTTATCTTCCGCCGTAATTAAATTACGAGTTTCTAAAACTTTTTTCATATCTTCGGTGGATAAAAGACCTTCTTCCAAAGACCTTTTGTATTCCTGATCATAAATATATTTGGCTTTCGCTCTAACAGATATACCAGGAAATTTAAAAATAAGAGTTTGTGGACTCACCTCTAGAATTTTACTTTGAGTGAAAATTTGCTCTAAGTATCTTTCAACATCTTCAAACGTCAATTCCATAAATTACTCCGCAGCTTTCTTAGATCTGCGTTTTTTAGGAGTTGCTTCTGACGCTGGTTCAGATACAGCAAGTGCTTCCGTCTCCAATGTCTTTTGGTCCATCTCTTTCTTTATGTTATCTAGTATGTCAGTAGCTCTTTTTTGAATCTCAGCTTCTACTTCTTTAATTGCCATGGCTTCAGGAGTTCTCTCTAGAAAATCAGACTCCAAACCTTGTAAAAATAGCATAACTTCAAAACGAGCTCTCATAGTAAGTCTTTGATTTTTTTCGGTGAGAAAATCCGAATAAGCATCCCAAACACGCTTTCCTTCGGTATCCTGAATTATAGACGCCGTAAGAAATTCAAGTCTGGCATCATCCGCCATTTGTTCGCACGTATTAGCCATTGGTCCATTTAATCGTTGATTCCAACTAAACAATTCAGACCTTGCGTTTGCAACAGCCATAGCAGATTCTTGCTTCTGATCAATACTTTCTGCGAATCTTAACTCTTCTACTTTTTTAGACAAGTAATCAGTTAATTCTTTCTGTCGCTGTTCAAATTCTGTCCCAACAACACCCCTCCTAAGTAGAATGTCCATCATTTCAGCAGCAGTAGTAATGCCCTCAATCAAACATTTAGTATAGGTTTTACTATACTGCCAATCAGCTCCTCTTATATCGTCCGCGGTTGGGGGAGCTACAAAGTAGGATTTTCCGGAAACCGGATCCTTAAATTCTCTTCGTCCTTCAACAATCTTAGTTATTTCAGCCATTTCCTTTTCCTCCTTATTTTACCGGCCTTGAGAATTCTATTATAGTCTCACCCGGCGCCTCATATTTAATATCATATCGTGTATTGATTTCCTTAGCAATGTTTCTAATACAATTATTACCAAATCGTAGGACTTTCGATCGAAATTTTTTAAACTGTTCAGAATTCGAGACCGCCACTTCTCCGTAGTCCAAAATCTTTTCAAAAAGATCTGTTACTTCTGCGGTCACTGATTTTATTAATTTTTCCTTATGTTTATCTACCTTTTCTATTTGCATACTAAACTCCTTCCTATAATCATTTGGTATAAGTGGGGAGATCTCTCTCCCCACCCATATTTCCTAAACGACTAAATTAGCCGTTTCTTCTAACTCTAAAAGCGCCAGTAATATTAGCGATAGACACATCACCCTTTACTACATACAGATCGTTGGTTGAACGAAAGCTGAATGTTTGAGTAGCGTTAGCGCCCATATTCAATGTGTAGGCTTCGTTTGTCATCTTAAGATGCTCAACAATAATGGTTTTCAAAGCATACTCACGCTCATTAGCAGCAGCATAATTAGCAGCGGTGCCATCATTGAAATACTGTTGACCAATAAGATCAGAACCTACCGCAAGCTTTCGACTAGCAGCAGTTCCATTAGCTTCTTCGTCAGTCTGAGCAAACACCTTGACAATTAAACTCATGTCATCAGATGCCATAAGATCAGCCAAATCTATTTCTACCATTGTATCGGCCGCATAAGACGCATATCTATTAGCAAACCGCGCCCAATGTTCCAAATCGCCAGCGGTTGTATCGATGGTGATAGTAATAGGAACAGGCATTGTCATAGGTCTGTCATAGGGGCCTAAGTGTCCTAATTCAGCCAATGGGGTACGAGTCATGTCGGATGTGATTGTGCAACCAGTCAATCTCCATGCATTAGCATAAGAGACATCGTTGTTGCCAACAATATAAATTTCCACTTGACCTTGTCTAATAGCACCAATAGTGTCTGGACGATAGGTGCTGTCCAGTTCGGTAAAATACACATTATTAGTTGGCGTAGTAGTATACCCATCAGCAGCATAAACAACAAATAATTTGTCACCAGAGGCATAAGAGGTGCCTGTAGGTTTTAGTAATTTCTTGGTTATTTCATTGTAGACGAAAGTAGTGGTAGTAGCAACAGTTCCTGAAACTACTGCAACATTAATCATTTCGTCTTGATCAGCGTCATACCAAGTAACAGCTCTGGCACCATTAGCATCGCTTCTCAAAAATGCATAAGTGTTGTCACTCATAGTAGCGATGGTTACACCGGAAGCAATAGGAATGCCACCAGCTCCAGTGATAGTTGTGTAAGCAATTTCTTCCCAGTTAACAAACTTCCCAGCATTAAGTAACCACATCTTCTGGTCAGTTTCTCCTGCATAGTTCTCAGTGGCATTGGCACCGGTTGTGAAACCCATCTCAAGTCTATTCATGAACACTTCGTCCATAAACAGTGTCTGGTCTATATCAGTAGCCAGTGTTCCAAGATCACACTCTGATTGGACAGGAGCCCAAAGAGTAATTCCAGCCAAGTTTCCGCAAACAATAGCGAAGTCCGCAAGACAAACACCGTGCAAATAAGTAGCGGTTTCTGTCAAAGCACTACCAGAAACCACAACTAAGTTAGCATTATTATCGGCAGCAGTAGCGATCATCGCTAGCTTCGCAGGCTTAACTTGAGCTAGAATGGCCATAGTTTTTACATCACCCCACGCGTTGGTGTTCACAGTTACCGCAACAGCGGGAACGTCATCAACAACGTCAATGATATCTAGATGGCCTAGTTCAAAGATATCAGCGGAGGTAAAAGTGGTGGTGCTGCCCAGAGTTTGCACTCTGTACAAAATTTCTCCATTACACCATACACTTTGTGAACCATAAATGATTCGATTTCTAGCCATAACAGCGTATTCCTCCTACATTAATTTTAGTAGTCCGAGGTTGGTAAAAATGATAAAACTAAAGTCGGTCTACAGATCGAGGCTTATCTGCGTCCCTAACTTACCTTTTCCTATCCTCCAAGCTCTAAGCTTGGAATGAGGCATTAATATTCCTTATAATGATACAAATCAAAATCTATTCGTGCTCTATATCTATTTAGATCACTTAACATCGTATAATCAGAAGTTGTCATCCTTAATAAAGGTGGATAGATTATTCGACCTTTCATATTTTCGAAATGTAAGCTACTTCTATATTGAACCAATTCATAAGTATAATCTTCGTTAAAAGTTCCATTCCAATCGATTATCGTTCCATGAGTCCAGTTTTGGTTTGGGCAACATTTTTGATGAAGCCCGTCAAATACCATTTCAAGTAAATCATCTCGTTCTGCCTGATCTGACGCAAAAATTTGTAAATGGCATCTTCGCGGAATATACTGTCCCCCACCTAATTGGAATCCTTGTTTCTCGTAATCGTCGAAAAGAACTGAAATAACAGGCACATCAGCTACATGAACGTCTTCCCAATCGTTTACTAAGGAGACATAGAAATATTTATACGTTACTTTGGCTGGAACCACAACTCCCGAAGTAACAATACGACCATCTATGTAGTCTATCAAATAATCAGTACCACTAATTACTGCACTACTTGCATCATAAACCGTCACCATTGTAGTCTGTTCTGTGGTGTCCCCATAAGCATCCATATAAACCCATCCACGCCCTAAACTGGTCGGGGAAGGAGACCTGGTAGACTGCGCTTCATAAACATTAGAACCAGCTGTAGATAAAGTTGCGCTATAAACTAGAGGCACCGCGGTGTCCTCTTCAATATATTCATTTAGAACATTGAACCGTAAATAGTGATGGAATGACAGGTCTTCTTTGCGCAACTGCTTCATCGTTTAATCGCCTCGCTTATTCGGCGCGTTATATTGCTTACCAACTCACTCAAATCCAATTTAGTAAAAAAGTCTGGAATTCCAGAAAAATTAGAAAATTGCCAAATCGACTTATTTATAGGCCACCCTTTTATGGGAGCTTCTCGTCTATATTCTTCTAATGGCATTATAAAAGCTTTACCAAAACGCCCTTCTGGACCACCAGTCATTTCACTAGTAACTAAAATGTAATTCCCACTAATTCCTTGAATAATGGTTCCTATTATTTTGATACAATCTGTAGTATCTTCATCTAATTCTTGTGAAAATCCTAGCTTATTTGCGTCTCCTACGCCTATTTCTATTAAATCACTCGTTATTTTTATGTTTTCTCGAACATTGTTTTTAAGAAATTTTTCGAATTCATCTCGACAAATAGAAGGTCTAGCAGGATCATCCGGGTCTTCTTTGTCAATTATTTCTTCGTCGAATTTTTTCAATAGTTTAGTTACTAAAGTATCAATTTCTTTACTAACTATGTCTTCAAGTATTCGTGTTTGAATAGCCACTATACTGTCTCACCGCTATTTGGGTTCAATTTATTTTCAGTAAAAAAATCAGCGACTAACAGATGGTTATCTCCAAGACCACGTATTATCGGTGGGTTAGATAATTTACATCTGACCCCATCTACTACTATGTATTTAGAACCTTTAATCAATTCTAAATAACAAATGTCTGTTTTTATTTGAACCTTTGTGGCCCCTTCATAACCAGCTTCATTAAAAGCCATATTATTAGCTGCTCCACCACTTCTGGGATTCCAAATAACTAAAGCGTCTATGCATTTTCTTCGCGAAGTAGTTAAAACCCCTTTACCCCTACAAACCGGGCATCTACCTACTGTAAAATAATTTGGGTTACCTAAACCAACTTTACAAATTCCACTGCTTTTTCTATTAACTTTATCATAATAACAATTTGTACATTCAGCTTCTGTATCAGATAAATAAAGTAAAATTTGCTGTCCTAGATCATGTTCTAGTTTTTTCCAGGTTTTAGCAAAACGTTCTTTCGTCAAGGTACGTCTTTTAGTTGCCATTTTACTCCTCGCAAATTTCGCCGGCTTCTTCTGGCCAACCAGGGCTTCTAACTACCACAGTCGTGGCTACCCTTTCTAATAATTCTAGTGCTATCCTATCCGGCATTTCATCTATCCTAACTCTTAAAAGAACATCGCCTCTGTCCCTAGATACAAGATCAACATAATCTCTGGACATAATATAATCAACATTTCTTCTACTAGTTAGCGGACCAAAAACTATCCGCTCTAAAATAGTTTCTTTCTCTCTTTCTGGAATTGGATCTAAAGGAATTCTAAATAAAGGAGTTCCGGTCTCTCTATCTATTATTTCAGCGTAACTACGTCTTAAAACACATGAATAAGCATAATGTTCTAAATACTCAGCTATTAATATAGGTATGTAAAGAACTTCACCAGCACCCCAACCCCATGTTCCTATGGTGCTACTGCCCCAACCACTAGTTATGATTGACATTTTTAATTTCTCTACTATTAAGCACAGATTTATAAAAATCTTTCCATGCAAGCCTATTTGTATTGGCTTTAATATTACAAGAAACACATAAAGTAATCAAATTACCAGGGCTACAATCCATTTTGTTATAATCAATGTGATGCACAACTAATTTATTGTGTGTTTTCGTACAATTTGGATTTTGACATGTGTTTCCATCTCTTATTTTGATATCAGTTTTATATTCTTCGTCTCTCCAAACAGCACAATAAGGATTACAAGAAATGCCTCCTTTCCAATGTGGGCCATTAGCACCGGAATTAGCTTCTGAAGCTCGGTCTCGCATATAACACCCACAGCTTCCAGTATGCCCACCAGTCAAATTATTAGTAGCAACAACCACCTCTGATCCACAATCACATAAACACAGCCATCTAATCATACCATATTTGTTTTTTCCATGTTCAGCTATAACCAACAACCTATTAAATCTTATACCTATGAGATTTGATTTAACTCTAGCACTAGCAACCTCTTTATTATAGCAGCCACAACTTTTAGTATGACCAGCACGTAAGTGATCAATAGACACATGCACTATATTACCACAATCACATTTACAAATAAATTTTCCAAGTCGGCTTTCGTGCTTACATCTACTTATTACCATCAACCTACCAAATCTTTGCCCAACTAAATCCAATCTACGTGATTTATTGGCTATTTCTTTATTATAACAACTACAACTAGTCGTATTTCCAGAACGTAAATTACATCCCAAAGCTATAATCTCATTACCACATTCACATCTACAATACCAACAAGCGTTGCCTTGCTTTACATAAGCAAACCCCAAAACAGTCAGTCTTCCATACTTATTACCCACTAAATTTAATCGTTTCATCAGTATTCTATAGCCTTTGATCTTTGTGAAGGAACATGTACCTGCTGGATTATCAGATCACCAGCTTTATCCCGAACATTAAAAGTTAATAGAGGATCACTTCCATTGTCAGCATACAAAGTCCAGTTTCCAGTATCACCATCATTTAATTTTAGCGCATTTGTCTGTATTTTCTTAAGTAATAAGGTTCTTACATCTACCACATCTACAGTGTCATGAATATCATCTAAAATAGTACCGTATTCACCACTAGTAGCGAAATTATATCTCTCGGTACCACTTAAAGTGACACTGTCACAAGTAAAGGTATAATTTTTAGTGACATCATATGCCGCAAAATCATACCCATAAAATCCTCCATTTTTGTCAACCATCGTGCCACTACTAACAACGGTGACACCGCTGTCTATATCCACCACTGTAACTAAAGGAGATAATCCAGTAGCGGGGACGCCGCTCAGTGTAAAATGAGCCATTACCCACATAGACTACCTCCTTTAGTCAATTAGTACGCCTTCAATACCATAGAATAAATATTGTTTGACTAACTCATCTAGTCGTTTTTTCAATCGCGCTAAAAGTTGTTCTGCCGCTCTTAATCCGGGCGATGGATCATACGTATTTTGATCATCCCTTATAGATGCTCCATCATCCATGATGTTTCGAGCAATAAGACTTTCTAGCAAATCTATTGCCGCCTGTAAAATCAAATGGTCCTGCGTAACAGAACTACTTGTTAAACCGGCGGGGATCATAGCGTCGCCATAGGCTTCATAAACTTCTCGGTCTGAAAACTTAAAAGTATTAAACCAAATTTCAATAACATCATTTTGGACACCACTATTTAAAGTCCCACTAAAAGTTAGATATTGATACCCTTGGACTATTGGGTTATCCAAAGCGATGTATTCGGTAGAATTAATTTTTACATAAAGAGGCCAACCTTTTGCGCCCAAATCTATTGTTTTATCATCTTCTAAGATGGATGAGCAAGCCAGGTCTCCCTCTATGTATAATCGATTCAATCCTTTTATGTCGCCTATTAGGCGTCGTATTTTTCTAATAATCAATTGTTCTGATGACGAAAATTCATATTCATCAGGGTAAGTAACTATATGATAAATAGGTGATTCACCCTGAGTAGGATCTGAATAAGTGCTTTGCGCCCCTGAAGTGCTATTATAATAAGCACATTTATACCATGTATCTGGAGTTCCAGCAGTGTGATTATAAATATAATCAACTGTACCAGCTACCAAAGTTATGTCAGTAAGAAAAACATATGTCCCACCATAACTATCAGAACTATAGACACGAATCTTACCATAAAGACTCATGACAGTAGTAATATCATTTACTTGAACAGTTAACTGTATCATGTTAACCTCTTTTTAGTTCAATTATGGAGTATCAGTCTCCACCCATGCTTCGTAAGTAATTTTATAACTGTAATCAGGCCAATAGGTAGTAAAATGATTAGCTCCGGAAACAGTAGACCCAGAAATCGTTTGCGTATAAATCTTACCATCAAACGTTTCTTCTTGTCTCATCAAATGATCAGAACTATCATAATAGCAAATTATCTGAGGATTATACCCCATTCTGCCTACATTTATAGAATTACCATAGAATTTAGGAGATCGTAAATTTTTATCATACATTTCAGACATCTACATTACCTCCGAGTAATCTCTAACTCAGATATCCTTCTACGAAGCATTATACATAAAGTATCTTTACCCGCTAATTGGCGAGCCTCACTTAACGCATGCTTCAACAAATTTAAATCTGTCATCTTTCTAAGATCCGCCCTCGCAGTTCTGACTGACATATTAATAATATCAATTACCCCAAAATCTTTCTTCATTATAGGTGAAGTGGTAACCGGCATTACATTTTTTTCAGGCGCTGGGGGTGCATCCGTAGCTTCAACAACAGCTGCGGCAGTGGCAGCAATCTCGTCTTCATAAACCACTTCCCACACACTAGGATCTTTTAACTTAACATTCATTATCCAATCAGCGAATTTTCTTCCGGGCTCAAATCCATGTTTTGCACCATATTCTTCAAAGAGTAAATCTAATGAAATTTTTTCTCCTGGAGAAATACTATGCTTTAAAGCGTGACGCCATAAACGACCTATATTTTTTACATATCCTTTCATCTACCTTATCCTCCTTAGTTAATTACCTTGTCCGAATCTATGATTCGAGTCAACCCTATCAACTATAGAATGTAAAACATTCGATAATCGATGTATTACTAGTCCAACAAAAAACAACGTTAATATTTTCGGTAGTAAATCCAACAGATACAAGTACAACATTCCAGTACTAAATAAACCTACCCACACAGAGCAGCAGTATGGGCAATCTAAAATTCTATGAATAAATTTAAGAACTTTACCGTCTTTCTCAAAAAACCATTTTCGCAACGGCTCGAAAATTTTTGATTTTGTTAAAACATTGGTTATAGCTTCTGTTAAAATAATTGCCATAACACAACAAAGTAGTAAATTCATAATCCCTCTTTGAAAAAGGGACGCGTCTTACGACGCGCCCCGTTTATTAGTTAATTAAAGTGATCTATCGATAATGCCAAGTCCAAGCATTCTAGGATCGAGACATGCCAAACCAATCTCTTCCCAACCGAAGAATCCAGCTTTCTGAACTCTCAATAGGGTAGGATCGTCGTATGCTTCGTATTCCTTACGGATAGGCATAACGAGAGAATCGTTAACACTAAGATCAAAACCGATGATCTGGGTCTCGCCCAAAGTGCTCACGGTACCATCAGCAGCGGTAATATTACCATTGGTGATAGTATAGCTATTGTAAGCGTGAGCAGAAGCAATAAACTTACCATAAGCTGATGTATCATCATTGATGTTATACATGCCGGTTGCACCAAGATGCTGAATTTCATTAAGGCTGACATTCCACAACTTACCCATACCACCAGCCTGGAAAATTTCCCTTCTAGTTACTGGGTCGATGTCGGTGTCAGTCCACTCACGAATGTCAGCTGCATCTTCAGGAGATACATAAAGATCGGTAAGAGTTCTACCGATTCTCTTGAACCCAACCATCATTCTATTGATCAGCTCTTTTGAAAGATACCCAGCACCAGTAGATGCGGGGTTGATTTCATAAAGAGGAGCGGGGCGCGTACCCAAAAGACCTTTACCATGAAAAGAGGATGTACAAGCAGGAATAATTACTCTCCAACCGCACTCCTCCTCGTAATCGGCAATGGCTTTAGCAGCCTTCTCAGCGGCTCGCGCTGGGATATCAATTCTTGAATCTCTAGCATAAGTCAACTTCCAATCACCAGAGGCATCCACTGAGAATGTAGGTACATAGACCTCTTCTCCGATACCTTCGATGAAGTTCTGTGCTACATAACCAAGTCCAGGTAGTACCCATACTGGGATTTCGAAATCCTCAGCAACAGGATAACTAGCCTGAGCACCAGGACCTAATCTTTCAACGGCAAAAAGCTTTCTCATAATTGACTGAAGCTCAATTGCCTGAAGAATAGGGGTGGTTAAAGCAGCGGCGAACGCCTTGTATGCTTTAAGCCCTTCCGGTGTACTGATGGCAGCAGTAGCTTTAAACAGGTCCATCATTTCTTTATTATCCATACCTAACTTTCCTCCAAGCATATTTTGGATGCGCTAAATGCGCGTTTTATCCAATAAAGTTAAACCAAGAGTTTGATTCTAATAGGATACAATGTGGTATTAGCCATGTTAGCCGCAACCTGCGCTGCGGTAGCACCTCTAACAACAATTGCTAATACACCACTACCAGCAAGGGTGGTCTGTGTATTCTCGGTCAAACTGGCGTCGCAAATCTCAGATAAACTGGACTGGCGAACAAACATCTTTGCACCAGAGTATAGAACACCACCAGCGTAATGAATAGTATCCCAAATTCCCAAATGCGCAACACCAACCGGAGCCACTTTGGTTCCATTTACGAGACCATTGGCATCATAGCTAGGTTGAGCAATAACATCAGACGAGCCAAGATCACCTGGCATATAAAATCCAGGCGGATGAATTAGATGATATCCGGTCTTAACTTTTTGCATTAAGAAACCGAATGCCAAAACATTTTCATTACCTGTAAAAATATTTACATAAGGCTCAACCGTAGTCTTGCCAACATCCAAATAAACTACCGAGCCAGCGTATGCCAAAACGCCACCAAATCCACCAGAAGTGGTAGTAGCTGCTAATTGACAATATTGATTCTCTACAACGGGATGTCTAGGAACAAACATACTTCTGTCCTCCTTACAAGATTTTTATCTACTGTCTCTTTCTTTCCTTAACTCTTTTAGCCAACTCAGCGCCTAAAGCATTGTACTTCACCTTATCGTCCTGGGTTGGGATTATTTCCATATTAAGAGCAGCAGCCATAGCATTCATAGGATTAACTACGCTAGCCACCGCAGCAGCAGCGAGTTCTTCCTCAGTCGGCTCAACAACAGCAGTATCAGCAATTGGTTCAACCACTGGGGCTGGAACAACTACTGGTTCAACAACTGCAGCGGGCTCGACAACGGGGGCCGGTTTAGCTTCTAGTTCTGCAAGAATAACTTTTCGAAGTTCTACACGCTCATTTTTGTAAGCTGCGAATTCTTCGTCGGTCATCTCTCGAACTTTGGCTAATTGACCTTCCATTGCCTTAGCTTCTGTAGTTGCCACACCACTGATTTTGAGTTCATCAAATCTAGTCTTCGCGAGCTGATCCTTCGTAATGTTAGCAAGGGTTTCTTCAACTGCTTGGGCCCTCTTTAACAGTTCATCTTTTTCAGCCTGAAAAGTGGTTTTTTCCTTTTCTAGATTTTCTTTTTCAGTAGTTAACGCGGAAACTTTACCAGAAAGTTCTGCTACAACTTTTTCAAGTTCATCGACTTTGGTAACCAACGCGCTTGCCTCATTATCCTTTGCCTCCAAGGACGAAACAAGTTCATTGATTTTTTCAGTCGACTTCAACAGGGCTTCCTCAGTTTCCTGACGCATAGCAACATCGTCGCGCTCTTTTAGCACGTCGTCTAAAGCTTTGCGTACATCCAGATTAAGTTGATCGGTCATAAAAGCAAACCTCCTACAAAGTTATTTAGAGTAGACCAACCTCGTTTAAATAATTTAATACTCAATTCCATTTCCTTGGCCTATTTTTAATTCGTTTTAAAGCTTATGGGTTCTTCCAAATCTGAAGTTTATCTCCACTATCATAATTCACATTGTCACCGACATAGATGTAAACATCAAACAAGCATGCAACACTTGGAGCACCAGTAGCTACTAAAGTAACCACATTGCTACCAGTATTCTTGTTAATGTAAGTAGTGAGTGCCGCTCCAGCTGAGGACAAAGGAGCAAATACAACATGCCCTTTATCGCACACTCTAATGTCTCCAAACTCAACACCGCTAGCTACCACCACTGAGGTGGCACCGGATGCCAAAGTTACGGTAGTTGCCCACAAAAATGGTATGCGTTGCCCATTACCTAAATTTTTGTAAAGCACCGCTTCACCATCACCGGCATTAACGCGCACCACTTTCGGCATGCTTTTTCCCGTCAATATTGCTTGTGGCATAGGCGATTTTCCTCCTTTTTAAGATATGCGCTCTTTTATCATCTCAAGGGGTTTGCCTCTTCACCCTTAATTTGATTTATTCAGCGCTAAATCAATTCGTTACGGATTCTTCCAAATTTGGATCTTATCTGTGCTATCGTAATCAACAGAACTTCCAAGATAAACATATACATCAACATAATATGTTATTCTCGCAGTAACCCCTAATACCAATTTTACTACATTAGTAGCAGTATTCTTATCTACATAATACTCAAAAGCGGCAAAGTACTGATCCAAAGGCGCAACAACTACATGACCATTACATACTTTATGTCCGCCAAACTCTACACCGCTGGCTATCACAACTTCAGAAACACCTGATACAACTGTTACTGTAGTTGCCCACAAAAATGGAATGTCTTGTCCATCACCAGCGTTTTTGCGAATCACAGCATCATCATCACTCGCCTTAATTCGTTCTATCTTAGGCATGCTTTTGCCTGTCAAAATTGCTTGTGGCATAGATTAGTCTCCTCCTTTCTAGTTTAAGCGCCTAACACTTCTTGTAATTGTTTAAGAAGACCGCTTCTATTATCTTTCTTATCAATTTCATCTAGTCTGTGCGCTACAATTCTTTTGGCTTCGTCTGGAATAACATTTCGTAGACATGTTGGATTATCTGCCCCCCTTGAAGGAGAAGTGCATCCTCTTTCATAAAGAGCACACCAATCTTCATGCAAAATTTTACTATCTGGGCCTTCAAAAGTTGCATCTATAACTCGTCTTTTATAACTAACACACAGCCCTGGGCTTGTCTGTGTCCTATCTTCCAAAGCGCCTGGGCCAGGAGCGACATCGACTGGGGAATTAAATTGTAAATCCGCAGCTCGCGCTCTACTACCATCAGGATCATCTAAATTTATAATAATTTCATCTTTACTCATGCCAGCGCCCCTTTTAGTTGCGACCTCTAGAATTAAAGATCTAGGATTAGCGGGTTGTTTGACAAGTCCACATCCCGAAAATAACAATTCACGTAATACACGAGCAACACTTCCTTTAGCTATTTCTTGCCCTTTTTTAAACACTCTAGCTAATCTACCCAGTATAGAATCCGCAGTTAATCCTAACACTTCGGCTTCTTTCTGAGTTAAAATTAAATTACCTATTTTCACATCAAAATTCTGAAAATAAGTTTCCATAGATAATTTCCATTTTTTATCTTTTACTTCGGTAGCAAGTTCAGGAAAACGACTACTGTACAAAATACCAGCAATCATAATATCTAAATTCATACTATTTAATTGCGCTTCCGGAACTTTCTTAAGCTCGGCAACATCTAATTTGTTACCACCATGATCTACAAACGCACTTGAATAAATATGCCCAACAATCCGCATTTCATCATGCTCAATATCCAATGCTTTGTTATCTATAGTGTGGAATGCTTTAACTAGTTCGGACGGCAAGAAAAATGCCCTATTAAGATTTTCGCCTGACGATACAAAAATGCCAGAAAAAAACAGCATGTCGGGCGTTTTGTTTTCTGGGAATTTCACGATAGAAGCTACTGCTTTTCTAAGCTCTTCAGAACCTTCAATAATATCTATTTCAGCTTCTAATCTGACAGGTATGTATTTTTTCACGGTTCTCCTCCCCAAAATAAACTGGGTCTCCTATAATAGAAGGGGTTAGATTATTGATAAGTCTGTGCCACCACTATGTAATGGCAATATTTTCAATCTTCTTTTCTTAATTCATCTAAAAACCCCCCCATAAAATCTGTAAAGGCTTCATCTGACAAGGTTTTTGCTGCATACTCTATTAGTTGGCGCTCAGTAAGACTTGCCGCCTGGGGGTTTTTCTTGGGTTGATTAGACGGCGATTGATTGGGCACTTTAGTTTTTGTTTGTACATTAGTATCAGTCTGTTTGGGCTTCGCTACTTTACCAGCGGGCCTATTGGTTTGAACACCTGGCGCCCCAAACTTAGATTGTTGGAATGGACTGCCTTTTATACCAAGAGTACCATCCAATACCGAGGGCAACTCCTTCTGCATACTATTGAACTCATTACTAAAATCAAACCCCAATTCTTCAAGGGCGGTTTCATAAGACAACATTCTTCTATCAACTAATTGCGAAATTGTACTCATGTACAGAATAATATCTTTCAAAACCGTATTGTCCCAACGTACTTTAGGAAATCGTTGAAAACCCATCGCTTCAGCTATTTGTTGATATTCGGCGTAAATCCAATCAGTTACTTGACGACGCGCATAACCTATTTCTTCAATCAAAACTTTGGTTACCAGTGCCGCTCCTGCTGGATTAATGTTATCAGTACCATCAAGCAGCGCTCTAGAAAATGCCAGGGCACCTGTAATATCTTGATTAACTTGTTGATATTTATCTTGCCCTAAAATACTCTCAATTTCTGGCGATACTATTTTTTCAATATCAAGGGTGTGATTCCAGACCACATCAAAAGACTTAGAAGTGGTATTGAATAACTGAGCCACTGTATCTAATTGTGCTTGGTCGGTGCAAGGAAATTGATCGTTTCCTACTGTAATCTTTAAAATGTAATTTGTAATACCATCCAAAGTGCTCAAGTCAGCATTACGCAAAGAATTTTTGTATTCCAATGAATCAAAAGATTTGACGCCACGCGGTTTAGGATACCGTTCATACGGCTGTTTTCTGTAATCAACTGAGCCCACATACATTGGATCGAGTACAATTTTACCGGTGGTAATTTGGTTTTTAAAGTCAGAAGGCAGCAATTTAATAATTTCTTTCTCATCATCTGTTAAATCGCTTGGCGCTTTTTTAATTAAATCTTTCAATTCCGCCGAAGCGTTTAAAATAACCTTCGTATTATTGAAAAGTAAACTGCCCTCAATGGTAACATTCAGCGGGTTCAAAACCGTATAAGAAATTGGCATATATCCCTTTGACCAAATTTTCTTCTTAGCCGCTAACTCGGTTTTAACAAGTTTTTGCTCAGGATTCCGTCCATCTAACTTATTCATACGTTGATCAATAAGTTCTAATCGCCTTTGCCAAATTCTATCAGCCCTGTCTTGCATGTCTTGTAATTCACCGCGGGCCTTATTCTTTCCAGGCACTTTAGAAAAATAAGTAATTCCAGGCTCATACTTGCCTACTATTTTATAAGTTCTTACCATGCCTACTCTAAAAAAATCAAAGAAAATCCAGTCCAATAACTGGTCAAACCCTACATCGAAATTCCACACATCATAAAACATTTTTATTTTATCGTCATCTAGATCGTTCTCAAATCCTTTAGACGCTAGATTAGTAAGAACATCTATATGGGAACCATAAATATCAAAATCCGTGTAGTATTGAATAGACCTTTTAAATAAATTATGTGGGTCATCTGCGGAGGGCGCTGTCTTAGCTAAATCTAAATAGCTCGTGCTTAACACATCTCTACGAACTGTGGCGGCAGTAGCTATGCGTGGTGATAAACCTCCACCCTTATTTGTGGAAATACTAGCTAAGACTCTCTGGTTAGGATTAAGATAAAATACTGATTTACCTGTAGATTCATCCACTTCTATTTTTTGTATACCGACATCAGGATATTTGTCCTTGAGATCAGCGGTTATCTTTTCAATTTTGGTAGGTTCCATTTACCACCTCTTTATTCATAAATAACACCTACTTATAGTGCCCACTAAATGGACACTTCTCTATAAGAAGTAGTTAGATTATTTCTTTAATGTCGCTTGTTGTGTATAGTTCTGCCCAGCACCAATGCCCACACCAGCAAACGTTGCCCCTTGTCGATGCGGTCTAACCAAACCCCTCATAGCTACATGAACTTCTTCATCTGTGTCACGAAAATAGTCTTTTGCGCCCCAACACGCCAATATAAAAGATGAATATAAATCCTTATTTTGCCCTTTTTTAGGAGTATCAAAATGAACCGCGCCTCTGGCTGTTTGACTCACAAAAATGTTTAGCATTTGAGATTTAAGTCTTCTTACATCTTCATAAATCAATTCAGAGGTCGGGTCTGCCGAGGTTGGTAATGAAGGGAATTTCAAGCGCTTATTTTCTAATAAAGCTAAAGCATCGAAATTAGCGTCTGAAATCCACGTAGTTGACGGATTAACTAATTTCAATATATGTCTTCCTGGCTTTAATCGATTTTTTTCTTCGTCCAAATCAAGTATAGGTTCATTGTTATTATACCCCTCTTCTAATAAATCTTTTATGGCTTTTCCACCGCCTTGAGAGTCCATAAAAATTCTTTTAACAGCAAATAGACCGCACATTCGTTGTATTTCCATGACCATTTGTTGGGTGGTTTTCTTTTTCAGTTCGCGAACAAAAACTAATTTATGCGGAGTACCTAATTCTATTAGAGACAATCCACACGCTGCAGCCCCACCTTGATTAGGATCTACCCCTAAAAGGTATTCTTTACCGGCCTCCCCATTGGCTTTAACCGTAAACCCACTGTTTAAAGTACAACCATCTAATAAAGACGCTTTAAAAAATCCGTCACTATCCGACACCATTGCCGCCTCGTATTCCATCATAAACTCTATACGAGACATTATTCTACGTGATTCACGAACGTTTTCCTCATCCAAAAATGCTTTTGGTAATTGAGTATATGGAATTTGATGAACAGCGTATCTAGAATTAGGTCCTTGCTCTCTAATAGCTTGCCAATAAGAGCACATTTTATTCCACATGTGATTGAACTTAAAATAACCAGACGAAGTCATGATCATTTTATTCGCCGCGTGGTCAGTAAAATCGTCCTCGGTAGCTAAACCAAGATGTATAAGTTCTTCTTGACGCTCTTTGCTTCTAACTCTCTCCATAGGTTCCGATGAAACCGCTGCCATAGGTCTAATAACTAAATCAATGATCTCCGGAATCATTTGTGCTAACTCATCTATTTCAATTAAATAGAAACGGGACCCACGAATCTTCGCGCCATCCGCTCCAATAGGCAGCGCTTCAATATAACTTCCATTGGTAGTAGGTGTGCCTTTAAATCTCAAAAAACAACTATCGGCGCCTCTAGTAGGACGTTTTTCAGTAGCTTCTCGTAGTATACTAGATCTACTATATAATTTTTCTACCTCAGAAAAAATCAGTTTACTTTGTCTGAATGACGGCGCAATCAATCCTATTCTATAACCAGGGTATAACAACGCATGCAGAACAGCGTTAACGCCTAGTAGAAAGGTTTTCCCGCCTCCACGCGACATAACGGTAATAGTAAAATTCTTGAACCACATGTCCCTAAGAACCATCCGCTGAATAGGCGCTAAATCAACTTTTAATAAATCATAAGCAGCTAGAACTGGGTGTTGTCTATAGAATTCTACTAAGTTTTTACCCTGTTCAAAAATTTCTTCTAGAGATTCTATGCCATATGTCAACTATTCGTCCTCCACGCCTTCTATAATAACATCCTCATCTAACCTATTACCTACAGAATCACCGGCTTGCACCACCCCATCTTCCTCTTCTTCCATCTCCTCGTCTCTTTTTAGTAATTTATTTCTGTGTTCGCTATCAAAAGCCGCTGCTAAATCCACAATAGAGAAACCACTAAATTTTTTAGGATCTATACGATCACGTCTTCTGGTAGCCAAACTTTCTTTGAGTTTGTCTGTTTGCTTTCTTAAACGTTCTATAGCAGCCGACGAATCTAACTGACTAATACCACTATCTTTACCCAATTTCAATAATCTGAATTCCAGCACTCTATTCATAGCTATTAACATAATATCATCCATGTCATTAGCAGTAAGTTGGTCTTCATCAAAATCCTGTAAATAAATGTTGATTAAACTATCATACATCTTCTTCTCATCCTCATTAAAAATCTCTGAGGTAGGAATACTTTTTGCTAGTAAGTCTTTTAGATTAGGTAGTTTACTAGGCCTACCTCTTTTTCTTGGGGCCATGAACCCTCCTAAATAATTGAAAGCAGCTCCGCTACTAATCCAATATCCTGTCTTATCAATTCTTCTTTAAGCAATAGTAAAAATTCAGGGTTGGCATTATGGCCAAAAAGCTGCTCTAACTCACTGCCCATACTTATTTCCAATTGTCTTAAATGTAGCAATCGTCTTTCAGTCATAATACTATCAGAAATATCGATATCATCTCTATTATCATCAATCCAATCAAGTGCCTCATCCGAAATATTAGTATACTCGTATTCTAAAGCCGCAGCAAAAGAATCGCGCTTTTTAAAATAAGCAGACAACGACCTTGAGATTTTATCTTTAGTATCTTGTCTATGTTTAGTGCCTGACCTTCCTATTCGAATTTTATTTTTTGTTTCCTCACTAAGCCGATGCCCAAACGGCCTTCCTCTACGACGCAATATTTCCACTATAATCACCTTTCCAAATCCAGATCTTCGTATGCGCATTTTATAAATTTCTCCGAACCAAATATCTCCACCGAAACAGTGATTCTATCATTAGAAATATCGTTGACTAAACAAGTCGTTCCCTTAAAAGGCGTACCTATTAATTTATATCTATGCCCTACTTTTACTTCTTTAGTAGGAATAAGGTCTTCATACTTCTTTTTAGATACTTCATTTACCGCCGCAATTTCTTGTTCATTACACGTACCTATATACCCTTTCAACCACTCGCAAGACATAAGTTTTGCCATCGTGGTGGGTGTATGATCATACTTTACAAATATATAGGTACTATATAGAGGTATGTTCTTAGTTTTTCTACCAAATTTAGTTTCGTATTCTTTTATGATTTTGGGGTAAAGAAATTCTTCAATTTCTGGAAGACTAGTAAGAAAATTTTCAATATTCTTATAGTGAGCCTGAATTATAGACCAAACATGCCATTCTTGCATATCATTCGGCCTCCAACTTTTCGGCTTTGCATGCGTTCTTACACTCCGGGCAAGATAACATTACAGTTCTTGAAGGAGCATAAAAAGTATGCCCACATCCAGCACATTGGAATAATGAAGTTTTTTTAGGTTTGGTTGGTTTTGAAAAAGTAAAAGGTAAATTTTTATGATCGTCAGCGAATTTACTTTCTTTGTGAATTCGCTCATTAAGTTTTTGAATTCCCCCCTCGGGTTCCCAACGTCTTTTAGTTGATCCAGGGCTTAGTTCTCCCATAGTTATAAGTTCCTTTTATAATCAATGTGTACAAAGCGTTTACTAGATACATAATCAGCTAAATAAACAGTCAGTTCTTCTAATGAGTATTGAGTAATAGGTTTCTTAACAGAAGAATCTGTCCAAGGCCCATAATGAAAAAAAACACCTGAATAAATAGACATAGCAGAAGACTTATCTAATTTATCTTTAAATTCTTTGTCATATACATCGAAAACAATTTTTGCCATTATCTGTGGATGCTCTTTAATTGTTGTTCCACATCTTGTCAAACCCTGTTTAGCAAGATCGTGTAGTAAAGCGGCAGCGCAAACTTCGTCCCGATGGTTTTCACAATCTAACCCACGTGAAAGTTCATAAGCTAAAGCAAACACTTTCTTAGTGTGCAAAACAGTCCCATCCGGACCAAGTTCTTCTATTGGATGATACTTGCCAGTGGAACTAGAAGGGCAATCAGTAAAAACATAATCTGGTGCCGCTTTTATGCACGCTTTAGTAAACTCTCTTATACTATCTTTCCCAATTAATTCTAACTCACTTTTAAACAAATTTAACCTGTCCTGATAATCCATAATTCTCTCCTTTAATTCGTTTTTATCGCGCTCTAATATAAGGCGCGTCCACAGTTAAAACTATTCTATCTGTAGTAGTAACTGGCTTTTGAGCATTGTACCCTGGTTGAGGTTCTGCTCTCCAAGATCTAGGATCAGCATAAGCATCGGTCATTTCATCGTATTCGCTACCTAGCTCCCTTGAAAGAGTAGGACCTTCAATATATCGAATCCAATAGGGCTTTTGAAAAGCTGATTCTGAAAGAACCATTATTTCTTCTCCTTACTGGCTGCGTACTCCGCAGCTTTCTCGGCCTTAGATTTATCAATTTCTTCTTGATTGGCTTTTACCCAATCCATCAAACCCATAACAAATTCTGGAATGGTATCGCCAGCCCATTCATAAGATACTGAAAGGTATTCTTTATCGCCTTTTTTGCATCCCATACGCGCATACTTGTAATCAGCGCTTTTTCCAATCTCGACACCCATAATTTCTTCTGGGGAAATACTAATTGACATGTTACCTTTTGGCATTGTAATCTCTCCCTTCTTCTTTCAATTTATTCAAAACCATAATTGCCTCAACAATGTTGGGCACGGCATCTCGTAAATCATCCAGACTGCCATTATTATCAACAACCAAATCAAAATAATTGTCTGGTTTATCATCTAATGAGATTTCTGATTCATGGTTCGAACCATGGACTTTTTCTACTTTCCCTCGAACTATCTTTATCAGAATCCCCTTCTTTTTGACATATTCGCATTCATTTACATGACGAATATCTGAAATAGCAATATTTGTAGCGTTCGGTATCTCATAAATCTTTATGTTATTATCCAGAGCCTTTACCCAAAAATCCTTATCAATAGATCGATAAAAACTTCCGACTGCCTGCATTATTTCTCTAGGAGTCCAGGCGGCCGACCAAATACCTTGACTAGAACCATGGAGAGTTCTTGGGAATCTGAAATCAGGTTCTTCTTTCTTATCTCCATACAGCTGTTCTTTACTCAAGCCAAACGAATTTCCGCACATCCATTTCAATTGTTCAGCAAAAGCTGTAATATGGAGGTATGCGTCACGCCACCTAAATTCTTCTTGCAGATAATTCGCAAGCGTATCCTTTCCCATTCTGGCTTTGCCAGCAATTCCAATAATCATTTAATCCTCCTCATTAAATCTGAAATCTTACGAACTTCGGAATTAACTTTTTTACCAAGATCCTTCACCGCATCCAAATCCTTAGTAAACCCTACAACTTCTTTATTAAGCCCTCTTATAGCCTGCTCTAAATCGTCTTCTCGTTCAATGGGTATAAGTTTGACTAAGAATTCTTCGCATCCGCCTTCACAATGGCTTTTTGATTTATGCAAAGCTTTTATTTCGCCTTCTTCGTCAAACTCTACCCAATATTTAAAGATAAACATTAAGATACCTCAATGTTCCACAATGCATACTCAATTTCGGAATTGAGTGTCTTTATATCAAGACGAATCTTTTCCGTTTCCTTATAGATGTCATCCAAATTAATCAGCTTATACCTATCAATACCTTTATTAATGGTATACTCCTGAATGCGTTTAAAGTGATTGATTTTTTCTATTAAAATATCACGAATGACGATAGCGTCCGCAACACTTAATTCTTTACCATTCACTTTGATAACAGCTTTGGATGTAGCTCTCTGTACAGTTACACTAAACTGTTGGTATTTTTGATAAAGATCATTAAATTCCACAGTTCGCTCTTTTACTACTTCCAATTCATTTGCATCACCCACATTTAAGACAGATAAGTGATTAGCTAGATCATCTAACAACGACTTTAAATAATCCCTTTC